GGTTCAAATAACCCCATCTATATTTCTAGTTTTTTATCGTTTTTGTTTTGTTTTGCTTTTTCTTTTAACTGCTCAACCATTTCATCATAATTAGGAAGTTGTTGTATGAAAGCATATAGCCCAGATATGCGCTCATCAAGCATCCGCATTTCCATAATTATTTGTTCTGATACAGCTTTTAATTGGCTAACTTTACCAGCTAGCTCAGCTCTTGTTGGTGTGCTCATAATGCGTCTTTACTTAATATTAAAGGACTTTCATCTTTATTAGTTTGTATTTCAAAATGAGTTTCCTTTTCTGTTACAATAATTTTTTTGTTTTTAAATCTTTTAGGGTATTTTTTTAATAAGTATTCTTGCCAATTATTCATAATATACTGTTAAACAAAGTTCTACAAAAGGTAAATATATTACATGCTCGTTATATCCTTTGTTGATATAACTTCTTGCTCCGATAACTATACCGGGATATAATCCTATACTAAGCTCCCACGGTTTCATTTAAATAATAATTAAGCATTTTCATGTGATGGTTGATCCTCTCTAAATAATGATTCTTCAATGTAAAATCCGTGTCGTCCTGCAATTTCGTCAATTGCTCTTGAGCTAATTCGCTTGCTGTATTTTGCATACTTCTTAATATCTTTTTCTAATTTTCGTCTTTTGTAATGTAATGACGCTAATTTTTTCTGTTTTCTTTTATTAACTGAATCGTCCGGTCTACTTCCTTCTGATTTTGCGGTTTGTAAAGTGTCTTTCCAATATTGTTTTTTGTCAGCCATAATTTAAAAAGTTTCCAACGTAAGGGGAAAGATTCATTAGCTCTCCCCTTGCATTCTATGATGTAGTCTTTTCCAGTAAAGTCAGGTGTATATTTAATACCCAATACTTTCTTGCTCCCTCGGTTAGTGTAATCACCTTTCCCGTTTGCTTGTTTTTCGTAAGATTCATTTGTAAAATTAAAACTTTCGATAAGCTGGAAAACTTCACCTTCATAATATTCAAATAGTTTTTCTTTCTTTAAAGCCATATAAGTGTAGCGTTCAAGGCCAGAAGCAAAGTTAATACCGTCATATGTAATTTTCTTTGCTGTTACAGGCCCACGCTTTTTACTTTTCCTTCGTCTCATTAGTATGATTAGTTGTCCATGTTTTATTTATATTGTAGCCTAATTGATCGGGTGGTCCAGGATCTGGATATGCAGAAACAAGTTCAGCATCTACTTCCCAGTCTTTAATGTAGCACTCTTCAATCTCTTCACGTAATGACATACGAGCTTTTTCAATATAGTTTACGGCATCCATAAGTTCTTCTTGTAAATGATTGAGCCAAGTATCTAGTGGCTGGTCATCATCGAAAAGAGTAACGCCATACTTTTTAAAACCTACGTCAGATCGCTTTTGAATCTTACTTACTACTTGTTGTATAATTTTATCACGCATCTTTTACAAATGTTCCGTTAATCATTCTACCAGTTCTATTAGATATTTCATCATAAGCAGACTTAATGCAAATTTCAATATCGGTACCGACAAGGTGGGCAAGATTAGTAAGAACAACAACGCTATCACCAATAGCATCAATAATACCTGCCTTATCATTTTTAAGTAAAGCTTGGGATAACTCTCCGGATTCTTCATATAATTTAATTAATTGTGTTTTAGCGTCGCCTTTATCATATAAGCCGCGATCATTAGCCCATTGTCTTATATCTTCAAACATATTATCTGACAATACAGTTTTTGTTAAAGTTTGGAACTCTCCCGCTTCAGCCATGGCTTTATTATAAATATAACAGGTGCTAGGACCAAATTGACTATTATGTACATTAGATATAACCCAATCAATCTTATCAGTCGAGTCAAGCTTGAACGTTCCATACTGTGTTTTAATTTCTAAATCTGCTAAAAAGTTTGCATTTAATTCTTTGGATGATATTTTAAATGTAGTTGTAGTTGGTGATGAACTGTGTTTATTCATAGTCTTTTTAAATAAATCTTTATAAGGTTTTCTATCTACTTTATACCCTAAATCTTTTTGTAGTGTTTGCTCTACTTTAGAAGCTTCTGCTACATCATCTGTTTCAAAAAGTATTTCGTATTCACCTGGCTTATAGCCTTGAGTTTCAATAATACGTTTTTGAACATTTGTTGTACACCCAATTTTAACACCAGGTATATGATAAATTTTGTACTTACCTTTACTTAGAACTGTTTCCATTTTTTATTGATTTAATTATTTCTAAACTTCTTTTGCTAAGAAATTTACCCATATGATTATTTTTTTGAAACCAGTATCTATACTCCGACATTGAGCTGGGCTTTAATTGCTTCATGAGGTTTATAGTTTACCAAGTGAATCATTTTATGTGTTGGTATCCTTATAAAGTTTCCTGCTCCTTCTTCAATAGATAATCCAAAATCAATTCCCACGCGAGGAAGTTCCCTAAAATCACGGGATAATTGCTCTGTAGCTTGATCGATATGGTTATTGTAAAGGTGACAATCACCCAGTGAAGCAGTAAGACGCCCAGGTCTATAACCCGCTCCTTTTGCCAACATAAGTAAGAGTAAACCATACATGGCAAAATCATAAGGCAACCCAAGAAAGACGTCAGCAGATCGCTGGTTCCATAATAAATTAAGTTTTCCATCGTTTATATATATTTGAAAGCCATAATGACAAGGAGGGAGTGCCATATCATCCATATCATTGGGATTCCATAAGCTTGCCATAATGCGCCTTGAGCTTGGCTCTTGTTTAATTTGCTTGAGTATTTTTTCAAGCTGATCAACACCATTAAAGTTCCTAAGCTGCTTCCCATAAACAGGACCGAGCGTACCGTCAGTTCTACCTGAGCGCTTATAATCAGGATCCCAGTAAGTAACACCGTGATCGTGCAAGTAAGCAATGTCAGTGCGTCCCTGTAAGATCCATAATAGTTCCGTAACTGCATGTTTAAAATATATTTTTTTAGTTGTTAGCAATGGAAACCCAAGTTCCATGTCATGTCGAAGCATTCTTCCAAAGACAGATTGTGTCCCAGTCTTTGTTCTATCCTCTTTTTGTGCTCCACCGTGGAGTATTCCTGATAGTAATCCTCTGTACTCATCTTGTACGTTTATCATAATAATATTTACACATTTCGTAATAACTAGGCCATATAGTATGTTTGTCATATATATGAGGTGCTATATTAGTTTTTTCACCTTTTACATATGGTCCAACATTTATACCTATTTTCCATTTTCCAATTTCACCATTAATACCTAGTGGTGAAATTCTAATATTGTTTCTTATACAATAATTAGAAGCTTTAATTTCTTCGGGATTAGGATGATACTTTGGCATCCAATTTTCTTTTTTCTTTGCCATTAATCCCAAGGCATTGGCCCACTAGGCACTTCTGCTAAAGGCATATAGTCTCCAGAAGCGTGATTCCATTTAAAATGTGCTTCTGCTTGATTCTCACCTAAGTTTTGAAATTTTACTTTAAGTACTTTAACTTTCACAGAATTATTAGTATAATCTCTATGCACTAATAAACCGTGATAAGATGCGTCATACCATTCACCACCACCTTTAATATTATACATAGTAGGTTCGTCAATAGTACCATCATCTTTTTTGTACATTTTAGTTGGGTGCGCTACAACAACTACTAAAACATCATACTTTTTTGCAAAAGCTTCTATTTTAGCTAAATACTCCATTGTTGCATCTGGTATAGACATATCAGAAGCACCTTTCATTTTAACTTTATTGTAAGGATCAATTACTAAACATTTAATACCTTTTCTTTTAACTAACTCAGCACCTTTTTTAAGTACCTGTGTCTAAGTCATATCTTTCTGCTTCTATAAAGTAAAAATTATCATTTACTATTTCAAAGCAGCGATTCCACTTTTCAGTGCCTAAATCATTTTCTTTAGGCATCCAGCCGCCAATCTTTCTGATTAGCTTGTGAGCGTGTAAAAATGTTGGTTTGTTTTCTGGTGAAGCAAATGCTGTTTTCCAGCCATACTTCATTTGGTAACCCACAGCCATTCTATCAACAAAATCAGACTTGCCAGAGCTAGGCACTCCTGTAACGGTGATGAATTGCCCTGTATAAGTACTGAATATGCTATCAAAGTTATCAAGACCGATTTGATACCCAGGTTTAAAACCTTCATAAATAAATTCTTCAAGTTCTTCATTTATATCCCCTACTGTTACAACGTTCTCTAATGGAACAGGTTTTGCATCGTGTATAGCATCGCGAAGAGCGTTCCTGCCGCTAGCAATAAGAAGGTCATTAGCATCTTTATACTCTCCGAAACTTGCCAACCAACATACTTCCGCGCCAAATCGACGTATAAGCTCTTGTTGTAAATTTTGACCAGCCTCATCAGAATCTGTAGCGAGTATGATTTTTGATTTATCATCAAAGTACTCAATGCAGTTATCAAGATAATCAAGGTTAAGCCTATTAAGTGTAGCACCGTTTGGTACGGATATGACGTTATATATGCCAGCTTCACAAAAACTAAGAGCATCCATTTCGCCTTCCACAATAATACACCAGTCATGACCAACAATATTATCAAGATTATAGAATACTTTTTCTGCATCCTTAACAAGTTTAAAGTTTTTTCTACCATCTCTATATTTTATATTTATTAATTCGTTATTTATAAAATAATTAAATTGAATAGTATTTTCGTTTTTACTTGTTTGAGGCATCCATTCTACTCCTTCAGATACCTTTAAACGATTGAGGGTAGATTGTGATATGCCTCTACCCTCGAACCATTTAATAGCCTTGTCAGATAGCTCAGTGGTATTTTTCCACTCAGGTCTAACATAAACTTTATCACTACCACCTTTACGTTTAAAGGTGTGAAGTTGAAATACTTCATCACAATTCATACAAGTGCCGAGACCACGTTCCCAATCATACATAGCGCATTTAGCTTTACGATTTTCAGGTTTCCTATCATGTGAGCATTTAGGGCATATACCCTCTTTCTTGCCAACCTCAAGGTCATATTGATTGAACTGGTCAATCGTAAATCCATTGATCTCTGTTGTATTCATTTAATCTTCAATTAAAGTTATTTCACCGTCTTCGTCGTACTCGACGTCGTAAAAATCAAAGTCTTCATTCATTAGAAAGGAAGATCAGGTTCTACAGGCGCCTGCGCTTGCATAGAAGCTTGCTGAGGTGAATCTTCTCTAGCGGCAGTAGTTACATTTTCGCCGTTAGTCCAGACCACTTTAACATTACCTAAATAACTTTTAGGTTGCTTGGCATCACGTTCCTCTTTAGTTTGTTCCGTTTGAATATATCCTGAGTCGCCGTATTGGCCAGGCTCATCGTTAAGAACAATAGTAATTGGATAATACTTACCTTTTTTACCTTCGTAAATTTTTGACTTATCAATTTTAGTTAAGTCAATGTTTGCTGAAATAATACTTGCCATTAGTATGTAGCTAATTGATTAAACATTCTTCTGAGCTGGTCTTTGTTAGCGCCAGTAACTCTACGCAGATTATCTACCGCTTTTACATGGTTTTGTTTGTTGTAAAAATTGTTTACACTGGTTGTCATACCAGTAACATCACAAGTTTGTTTTCTTGTTCTTGCCATAATAATTAAATTTAAATTAAAGTGTTTTGGAGATATAATATTGGCTAAAATCTCCTTCGCCATTTACAAAAAATTCATTATAAGCCTGCACGGCTCGAGCTACTTTGTTTGAACCTGAATGCATAAACTTATCGCTGCAATCAAATAAACCTAGTTGCTTAGTGTTTTTATCAATAACAATAAAAACAAGTTCATAGCCAAACATTTTTGAATATATATATGCTTGGCTGTCGTAATTATATTTGTAAGCACTACTTTGAAATGCATTAATATTTCCAGTAGTTTTTAAATCAACCACTAATTGGTGCGAATGATTTACAATATCTGCTTTACCTTTCCACGTCATGCCCTCAAGCTCTACTAAGCCAGGTACTTCATACTCAACTTCACCTTCTTGAATTAAATCTTTAAATAGCTCATTGTCTAGAACTGTTTCTCTCATTAATTCAATATTGTCTGCTTCATGTTCTAGCAAGCATATATCGCCTTCTGAAAGCTCTTTGTACAATTTAGTGTTACGTGTACTCGATTTAATTATTTTGTACTTATCAAGCTTATGAGGCTCGAGGATGCATGTGTGAAAATAACCACCAATTACCAATGCAGCAGACGGTGGTGTTTGCTTCTTAAAATCAAGAGGATTATTTAATAATGCTGATATATCAGAATTACTTAGGTATTGTTTTCCAAACTCACCGTAATAATTCTCATCATCACGCAATTTATCTAATGTCTCTTGTCTATCCATTCTGTAATTCTTTAAGAGCTGCAGGCTCTATATCATATTTATCTTGTAGCGTTTTAAGCAATCCTCCGTTTGATAAAAACTTTTTAGCTTTTTCAATATTATTAGAAGTTATTTTAGGCTTACGCATAGCTCCGTGGTCGTTTGTAGCATCCGCATCCGCAGTATCATCTATTAATAGTAGATTACCCAGCGCATACTTTTTAGCGTAGCTAGAAGCACTCCCAAACTGTTGGGGCGTAGCCATACCTTTTTGATGTAAATCAACACCAACAATAGCACTTGAATGTATAGCATTGTTTTCGTCTATATCAAACATGGTTGCTTTTGTTTCAATGATAGGTAGCTGATCTGTATGAATGTACTTTTCGTCAATAGTAAAATACACTCGGTATTTTTCATTCATAGGTTTCAATGCTTCCAGTATATCTTCAGCTGATCTGAAATTATACTTACCGAAAGAATTAAACCTAGACTTTTTAGCTTTGAACTCGATTTGAATTTTACTTAATTTTTCTGCTGTTGTCATATTTATTTAATTTGTGCCATTTAATATTATTCATTCTAAGCGTTCTTGTACTAAACTTACCTTTTTTGTAGTAAGTATTATGATAGTCTGCTTCAATTTTTTGATTAAGATTAATGTCCGAAGGACTATTATCAATGTTATAATAGCTAAGCTCTTCAGACAAGTTAGAAGCATCACCTCTGTCAATTGCGTCATCTTCGATGTCGTATAATTTATTAATGTTATTATTCATAGGTATAATATATATTACATAAAAATAGCTTTAAGTATACTATTCTTGCATAAAATTTTCAATTATTTCTTTAACTTCTTGATTCTGTAGCTTTTTTAAAGCTTCTGCTTTTTTCTTCTTAACCCATATTTCTGATTTGTTTGCCCATTCAGCAATTTTAGCTACACTAACTTTTTTATCATAAGGCTCATCAATACCATAATATTTACATATGATACCTTTTTCCATGGGTGTTAAATACTTGTTCATTACTTTATTTAAAAAGTCATTTAATAAATCATTATCATAATTAGATATTTCATTGGCAACATCTAAATAATGATTATTAAAGAAGGAAGAAAATGTGCGTGTTAAGAATATATCAGTTTGATAATTCATATCGTATTTTCCTCCGTGTGCGTCTCCGTGAGGCTTTTCTGTATAATATGCCTCCGGAATCCTAATAGTGTCTCTATCGCGAGCTATGGCTCGTTTAATACCGTTCTTTATGTTCAATTTTAAATAGTTTGTTATTACTGCAGGTTTGTCTTGTTCATCTGCTTCGTTAATTATATCCCAGTTTAATTTAGTCCACGCTTTATAAAAAGCGCAATATCCTTCTTGCAATAAATCTGTAAGATCTAATATACCAATTCTAGGATAAGATCTTTCAAATATATTTGCAAGAGATTTAGGCCATTCAATGTAAGGTGCACGCATAGGGTCTATTCTATTGTATGATTTTAGAATAGCTAAATGAGATTTATATGTAGCATGGCTGTACCATTTCATGTATGTAATATTTTTAATCTTCTACTATATTTTCTTATAAGCTCTGCTTTATGTTTAAGCAGCTTTACTGGAATCCTGTTTTTTAAAGTTGATTCTAATACATCTTGTATTATTTCATTTCTTAATTGCATTATTCTTTCAAAAAGAAAATCTCTATGATCTTTTTTTCTTGTACACAGAATTGTTTTGTTTCCTATTTTTATTTTCATTGCGTAATTGTTTTATTGTTTTAGCAACGCCAAAAGCGTTGGTGTATAGCAAATGTTTATATTGTTGTATTGCGCTCATAACCAGTTAATTATAATGTTAATTGATATTAATATATTTGTTATAACAGCTTGCGCTATTAATAATGTTCTTACAAAAGCAACAGTGTCTGCGTTTTCTGCCGCTTTTTCTCCAAGAGCTTTAGCCCATATTCTCCATGTTTTTTTTAGCATATTTCTTCAAAATCAATTATAGCTTCACTAGGATGGTATTTTAATATCCTTTTAATAGTTGCATCTTGTACATGCTCAGCTACTGCTGTATTGATAATATATTCTTCATGGCCGTATATTGGACAGTCTACAATAAGTTTTCCTAGCTTGCTCATTTTAATGCGTCTGACCAGTGAGGTTGGTCTTCTATATAAGTTATACCTCCTTTATTAAAATGTAAATGCTTTTTCTTATCAAAGCTTGGTGGTATGTTACTAATTTGATAAGGTTTAAATTTTCTTACTTTACCTTGAGAATCTGTTAGTTTAATTGGTTTGTTCATGTTTATTTATTATTAAGAATGAAATTACTTTTAATATTGTTGAGGCAAATATGCCTAGTGCAATATCAGTTTTGTTTATGTTTAATTTATAAAATATAAATATTACTAATGCATCAATTGCAATCATTAGCACTATTGAAATAATAGGCAATATACTAAAAAAATCTTTAATATACATTATAAATATTCCAATACTTACTAACGTTAAAGCTAGTATAATACTATTCATATAATTTATCTAATAATTTGTTAGCTACTTCTTCACTAATTTGATTTGTATTGTATAATTCCCATATAAGTTTACTCATAATTACGAATTGTTTTAGCTCGAGGGAAACGATATGCGCCAGATGGTGTACGCTCGAAGTACTCGAATGTTAATTGTTTATTAATAAAATAACCGCGTGCAGCCCAAATATCTTTACGCTTTTGTATTGTAAGTGATGGCCAAGGCACTTCAACTACTCGATTGTCTGAATCAACACCGATGAATTTGCCAAGACCGTTTTTGAATTTGCCACGGCCTTCAATGTAACCAGTGATTGTGATCTCGGTGTCCGACCAATCTTTGACTTTTTGTAGTGTGTAACTTCGTTTTTGTTCATAAGGTTTGTTTTGTCTGAGCATAGAGCCTTCGTAGCCGTTTGCTTTGTTTTGTTTGTGAAATTTGTTTAGTTCAGTTTCTGAGTAAATAACTTTAGTATCAACTTCGTGAGTGAACTTAAGTTTGTATTTGCTTTTAAGATTTGTAATAGCAAGTGTACGATCAATAAAATCAACATTAGAAAAGCTTGTTGTTTCAAATAAATCGTAGCAATGGAATTGCAAATAACTTGCTGCTTCAAATTTATCTTGTTGCGTAGGTTTTTGCTTGCGGACAAGTGAAATTATTTTGTTGAAGTTGTTTTTGAACTTATGATTATAAAGCTCGCCATCAAGAATAAGATAAGGATTATCGGCAAAGAGTGGCTTAAGCTCAGTGAGTATATGTTTACAATTGTAGAATTGCTTACCGTTTCTGCTAAATGCTCCATCGGCTGTAATGTAGCAGCGAACACCGTCGAGCTTGGGTTGAATAAATAATGTTTGATCATAGTTGATTTGTTTTGATACTGGGTGTGCCAGCATTGGTTTAAAGTTTGTCATATTGCTATTTAAGTTTTTTGTTAATTTGTTAAATTGTGATATTGTTATTTAAGTTTTTACTAATTTATTAAAGTTTGTCATGCTCTTTTTTAAGTTTTTCATAAATTTCTTCTAATTCAATTAATAATTCATATTTTTCTTCAGCTAATAATTTTGCTCTTTGTTCGTCTAATTGTTGAAGTTGGGTGTATAGCAAATCTTTGCGGCTAAAATGTTTTATGTTACCAAAACCATCAACTTGATGATGAAAAAACTCTTGAGGACTCATTGGCCATGTAGGAGCAGGTGGTTCTTCTTCAAAAAGTTTTTCAAGCTTATCGGTAACTTTGTCTGCAATAAGCTGAGCAAGCTGCTCTAATTGTTCGTTAGTCATCTGTATCTTCGTTGTCGTTAATCCATTGTTCAATTTCATATTCAGGCATATACTCTTCAATGTCATCAATATATACTTTAGAGTCAGGATCTAATTCCATAATACGTGACATAATGTCATCAAATGATGGTTGATAATAAAATACATCATTCTCCCAATCAAGGTTATTTTCAAATGGAGTACTGTTCATAACATATACTTCGTAGCCATCAGCCGTATTGTAGGTTGATACTTCAAGATCATACAAATTATATCTGTATGTTTCATCAATTTCAATGTTTAGTTTGTTTTGTAATTTTTCAATTGCAGTCATATATATTTATTTAGTTAATTCGTTTGCATAATAAGTTTCATAAGGTATAGAATTTGTGTTATCTACAAGTTCAGCAATACGTTTCCACACTCTAAGTTCGTTTAGATGATACATACATTGATTTACATTTAATTCTGGAAATGCACCTTTGTGCCGTTTTCTAAATAGATCACGTGCCATTAACCTATGATTAGCCATTTTGCCAATCAGTTTTGATTCAATTCTCAAGTCAATTTGTTTTTTAGTCATAATTTTAATTTAGTGGACGTGGGAGGAGTCGAACCTCCGTTTGCTGATAGTGTACTTTCGAACTTTGTCAGCACTTACCCGTCACGCCCAGTGGCCGAAGGCGCAGCTCATTACCTGTCTTTTTAACTAGTATATATTGCTCGTCAGCATTCCTTCGGTGTCGTTAATATTTTATTTGCGTCGCCAAGCTCTGTGAACATTTGCACTTGTAGCTTGATCAACGATTTGTACTTCTAGTACTTGTTTGTTTGCAATGATTGGTACATAACTATATAACTGTGTATCAGAGCATTGCACACAATTTTTATAACCCATTTCAATTCGAACAGGATGTACTTCATTACCGCATTTACAATATTTCATATTTTATTTATTCTAAGCAATCACCACAAATATCACAATATTCGTAATCTTCTATAGTCATTGGTTTGTTACATATTTCACAATTCATAATTGCTGGTTTAGTATATAATTTAATACTTGTAGTGGTGTACCGTTCATGCTTTGCACAATGCCATCTTGATCTTCAAATTGTAATTTGTAAAACTTTGGTTTGTGTATAGCAAATGGTGTATCGTATTTATTTCCCGCCATCATCATTTGGTTTTGTTGGTTCATATTTATTTTGGATATAATCAATTAGCTTTACTGTAAAGTATTCAATAATATCATTGCCATCAAAGCCATCATCGATTAACGGCTTGAATTTTTCAATTGAATATTCAACTTGCCACTCAGGCAAAAGATCATTCATTCTTTTAAACTTGTTTTGAAAATCAATGTAGTTTTGTAATTTGTCGTTTTTATTCATTATAATCTGTTTTATTTATTTGTAGTTCAAGAAACATTTTATTAATTTCTTCACTTATATTATCACTTTGTGTATTAGTTTGTAACGTATTTTTCATAATTATTTTCAATTTCTTTTAGTATTTCTTGTTTTTCCCAATAGCTACAAGTATCATAACCAAATTCACCATATAATTCTTCAGCTAAGTTATTCATTTTATTATTCATTTTTTAATAATTTATATAATTCTTCATTTCCAAGCATATGTCTGGATTGATTTGCGGCAAAATTATCAAGATGCAATATTTGTTGGTCTAGTGATAAACCGCCTTGCATAACTCTTTTGCTAATAAGATCCATTTTAGTTTGTGCATCGTGCGTTACATTTCTTAATTCTTTGATTCTTGCTAAATTCATTTTAATCCGTATTGTGTTTTTAATTTATTTTTTGTAATATTTAATTGTTTACTTATTTCAGTTATACTTTTATTATCTATTAAATATAATCTCCAAACTTTATGCATTTGCTTCTTCTTCTTGTAATTTCATTTCATCATAAGTTAATGCATCATTGTGGTCGTTAAGTAAATCATATATTGCAGCATACGCAGCTTGAGACCAGTTATTTGCTTTACCATAAATATCATGTTCTTCAAATATATCATAATCTAATTTATCGCATATTTGTTTACATTCATATGTATATATTACTTGATTATCGATCCATGTATTTTTTTCATTCCAAAAATCATCAATATTATCAATTGTACCATTATGGTATAAGTTCCACATTTCTTCATTGAAATCATATACTAAATCATCTCTATACATATCTTACATAATTTTTAATTGTTTCACCACTTGCTTTGTTAAAAGCATTTACATTTTGTCTGTACATTTCATTTGTGCAATATTTTTTCATTGCTCTGGTTGTTGTGCATTCGCCAAATCGCTTTTCGTGTATAGCAATTTGTTTTAATTTATCGTCAATCATTTGTTTTGTTAATTGTATCATTTTATTTTATTTATATATATTATCACTTATTAATTTGTTTTGTAACGTATTTTTAATTAAATAATTCACAACTTCCAGTTTTTCCCGGAGTTAATGTAATTGTTTCAAACTCTTCATTTGTTATTAACTTTTCCATTAAACCTAAATACTCACTTGTGATATCTCTACCTGTTATTTTATTTATTATCATCATATTATTTATTTTTATATATTAAAATTGAATCATTTGATCCGTCAATTGGGTTTGGGAAATTATAATCAAATTTATATTTTTTCATTATATTAATTTGTTCTTCAATTTCTTTTATTCTTTCTTTATAATCATTAGAATTTTCTCTTGAATCAACTAATTGTTCTAACAATGCTTCTAAACCTAAAATTATTAAATATTTATTCATAGTTTACTAAATTTTTCTATTAAGTTTAATTCAATTTTACATTCTTCTTTATCACTTTCGGATAATTCATTTAATTTATCAACATTATATAATGTCTTTACATAATTTTTAAGATCAAAATATAATCTATCAATTTCTTTTTGTGTTAATTCTACTTTCATATTTTTATTTTTTTATTACATCATCTGTAATATATTCAACAATATTATTTACTAGATATTTATAATCTTCATTACTAAATTCATCAATGTCATGGAACATTAATAGTTGTTTAATATCTTTTTTAATTTCTTTTTTATTTAACATAATTTTTATTTTTTTAAATTTTCTATTTCTTCTAAAGTTGTATTTTCAATTTGATATAATAAATCTTTAATTAAATCTTCATAACTTTCATTATCTTCTAAATCACATTCATTATAAACAAACATTTCTACACTTTCTTTCATTTTTTCATTTCCTTCACTATTTTTTAATAGTTGAAAAAAATCTATAGTTTCTACATTCCAACAAAATCTTTTCATTATATACTATGTTTAATAATTATTCTTTCATTTTCATTTAAGTTATAATAATTTTTTAATTTATAACTTAACAATTCTTTATTCATATTTGTATTTTTATAACTTTGTATTATTTTATTTAATTTCATTTTGTTAGATTTTTATTTATGTTATTGTAAAAGTTTAATAATTCTTTAGAATTTAATTTATTTAATTTATTATCAAAAGTTACAAAGTGGATTTTATTATTTTTCATATTATTTATTTTTAAATTAATTTCATTTATTCAACTTTATTTATAGTGTAGAGAATAATTTTTATAACACACACATTTTATTTACATTTATATTATCACTTTATTATATGTTTTGTAACGTACTTTTTAAATTATTTTTATTTATATAACTTAAACCTTTGTTAGTAAATTCTACTATATTACTATTTTTAATAAATTCTTTTAGTTGAAACAAATCATTTATATTAAAACCTAAATAAGTTGTATTATTAAATTTTAGTTTTTTATACTTTTAAAAGTTTACTTTTATAATGATTAGTTTTTAAGTGTTTTAAATTTGACATAGTTTATATTTTAATTACACTTATATTATCACATTGTTATAAGATTTGTAACGTATATTATATAATAAAATAATAAAAATATACCTTTTTGTAAATTTATGTAATATATATTATATAAAGTAACTAAATACAATAACTATACAAAGAAATTAAATAAATATTAACAATAATGTGATAAAACATATTAATTAGTAATAATAATGTAAACGTGTATAAAACAATTGTATAATATGTGAATATACCTAATAAAATTCACTAATATAATAAATATAATTAATAATGTTTACATTATATGTAGTATTTAGTTAATATTACTAACAATAATGCAATGATCTATGTAATGTATTGAAAATTAAGCAAGTATATACTGATAATAATGCATAGATATATACAAAACACTATAAATAATGCAATACATAGTGGCATAGGTTGTGAATATGGCTTTAAAATTAAGGTTTTATTGCTAAATATGTAATGCAACCCACTTCTTCTTCTTATCTAATAACATTTAAAACAAACATATGACTATAGACATTACCGATGATACCTTTGATGAAGTATTAACATCGAACAAACCTGTTATGGTTGATTTCTGGGCAGGCTGGTGCTCTCCTTGTAAGGTTCTAGCACCTATTATAGATGATGTAGCAAAGGATGTATCTGGGGACGCTATAGTTGGTAAGATGGATGCAGAGAAGTATATGACCGGTAGTCGCTTTGGGGTGCGTAACATTCCTACTGTCCTTATATTTAAAGATGGGCAGGTTGTAGATAGGCTAGTCGGTGTAAAAGATGCATCGGAATATAAACAGGCACTTAGTAAAATAATTTGATATGGCAAGACATACAGTAAACGGTTTGTCTCCTCTGACAAGGAAAGACAAATGCTATTATAAAGTAAAGAGACAGTACAAGGTATTCCCTTCGGCTTATGCCTCAGGGGCAATCGCTAAATGTAGAAAGAGAGGGGGCTAATGGCATTACCTAAAAATGGAGTAGCCCGTGAGATTCGCCACTATGTTGGCAGTTTATTTATATTCCTTTTAATTATATCCATCGTATTTATATTAATGCGATACCCAGTACTAGAAACAAACAAAGAAGTCGTTATGATGCTCATAGGTACACTTGCCGCATCTATAGGGCTTGTCGTTAGCACAATCACAGGCGCTAAGCCAGATGACGTTAACGCACTTAAATCAGACATTGAAAAGAAACAGCTTCAAATAGACTCTCTTACCAAAGGTAAAGATGATCTAGAGCAAATGGTTATAAATCTGCAAAAGCAGATGTTAGACAACCAAGACGACGTTATGGATAAGATTATCCTTAAAGCAGCACTTGATTATGATGACCGCGCTAAAGCTAAAAAAATACTAGAAGAATAAAATGGCAGGAACTAAAATAACAGCAGATGTAATAACAGACGCCTCTATAACAACGGGTAAGCTAGACAACGCCTCAGTAACAACAGGCAAGCTAGGTAATGCTTCGGTAACGGTAGGTAAGGTGCACGATCAGTTTAAGACTGCATCTGCTTTAGGTTCATCTGCTACAGAAAATGTAGATTGGGATGCTGCTCAAGTTTTTACACTAACACCCAGCCAGTCTACAACACTTAATATAGTAAACTCGACCGTAGGATTGCAGAAAGCATTAATTATAACAGGTTCGGGCAATTCATATACCATTACACTTAATGTAGGTGGAGCTGCCGGTACATTTAATTTAATATCCGGTGAGTATGATGATACAGCTGGTATTAAAAATTTAATAAATATATTATGTGTATCCTCTACGGAATTTTGGTATTCAATATCACAAATAGCTACATAGTATGTTTGGGCAGGGACTACCACTAGGAGGAGGAGCCTCAGCTCCTGTAGAAAGCAATTTTCTTATAACAGGCGGGGGAGGCCAAGGAGGTAGCAGAGGAAGTTTGTCTTGTTACAGAGGATATAGATCAGCCGCTGGAAACGGAGGAAGTGGTGCGGTAAAATTTTCTTATGGATCAGGGGCAACCCATTCAGCTCCCCTTTTTGAAGCAGGAGAAATATATAATATTGTTGTAGGCGGTGGCAACGGAGGGACCTCTAGCTTGATTGGCCTAAATGTAGACATAAGAGCGGGTGGTGGTGGCAAAGGCGGATCAACAACTAGCTCTAGTAGTACTACTGCCCCTCATGCTTTACCTGATCCTACGAATGGTGGTTTTTTAGGAGGATACGGTGGAAACCGCACTAACGTTTACCACAGAGCAGGTGGTGGCGCTAATATTAATAATTCTATAACAGGATCTTCATATGTGTATGGCAAGACACAGCCAACGTTTTATAATAGTATGAACTACGCGGATGTAACATATGCGCCTAGTGGATCTACGTATGGGCAAGGCGGTAGAGGTGGAGCTACATATGAAAGCTCATGTAATCAATATCGGTATATGACTGGGAATGGTAGAGCAGGAGTAGTGATATTAAGATTTCCTTCGGATAGAACATATACGGCAACAGGAGCTACTGCTTCTACTGTGGGCGGGGATACTGTGCTTCAGTGGTTCTCAGGATCCCATACAATACAATTTGATTAAAAACAACAAATGAAAGCATTAGTTAAAAACGGTAAAATAAAAGTTTACAATAGATTGCCTAAGACTTGGGATATTTCGAGTGGGCAAATAATTAATTTTAAAAGCTCTAGCGAAGAAGCTTTAGAGCAGCTAGGCTTTTATAATATAGTTGAGCCGGATTTTGATACTGAAACACAAGTGAAAGGCGATATATATTTTGACAGCGAAAACAAAGTTGTTACTTACAGTGTTTCTAGTATAGATTTTAATAAAGAAGTTGATGCTAAAGACGACGATGATAATCCTACCGGAGAAAAAGAAAAGTTTTACAAGCTAGAAGATATTAAATCAGCTAAAATCGTTGAAATAAAAAGTAAAGCAAATCAATTACTTTCACCTACTGACTGGAAAATAATTAGAAAAATTGAAAGAGATATTGATGTTGATTCAGTAACGGCAACCTATAGATCTGAAATTATAGAAGAGGCAGATAAGCTTGAGAATGAGGTAAACAGCTTGAGTGATTACGTAGACGTATTAAAGTATGACGTGCAATTTTTTAAAGCTGAATAAATTATAATAATAAATGGCAGTACGCAAAACTAAAAAAGGAGCAAATCTTAAACGCTGGTTTAAAGAAAAGTGGACTGACGAGAAAGGCAATCCTTGTGGTTCTGCTAAACGCAAAGGTGTAAAGAAGTGCAGACCTTCTAAACGTATATCAGGTAAGACAGTTAAAACTTGGGGTGAAATGAGTAGCTCTGAAAAACGTAAGGCTGTTGCTGAAAAGAAACGTGTGGGTATGGGCAAACGTACATCACAGATAAGAAGAAAGAAAACAAAACGTAAAAAGAAATAATTATGGGTAAAAAAGGAACAACTGTAATGCCTGGTGTTTACGCTAAGCTAAAAGGCAGAACTGAATCATCGAAACTATTAGGGCTTAAGAAAAAGTCCCCTATTAAAAAATATATGAAATAATGTATACAAAAAATAACGCAGCACCTCTTAGGAAAAATTTAAAGCCCGTACCTGAAGGTAATGAAGGTCTTTCAAAGCTTCCTGAGGGTGTAAGAAATAAAATGGGCTTTATGAGATATGCTGATGGTTCTGTACCAACAGAAATGTCAGGTCCACTTCCAAGATTTTGTGGAGGAACATCAAAACCATATAAAAAATAATATTATGTCAGAAGAAAAAAAAGTAGTAAAAAAAGAAAAAGTACAAAAGCCTAAGCCGGCACCAAAACCTTACGTAGACGTAAGATAATGCCACAAAAACTATCTCCTGCGGCCCGTAAAAGAAAAGCGGCCCGTGACCTTGCGTATGCTAAAACTCCCCGGCGTCGAGCTATGAAGGCGGAGAATCAAAGAAAAAGACGCAGTGCACTTAAAAGGGGAATAAATATACAAGGTAAAGACTACGACCACAATAAAAAGAAGTTTGTACCAGTTAAAACAAACAGAGGTGGTTATGGCAAAGGTACTAAAAAATACAACACAAAATGAAACCATTTACTAATAAGTTTGCTAGCTGCAGTTGCGGCGCAACACCTTTAGCAAGAAGAAAGTCAAATGCCCCTTCTCGTAAAAAGTCTAAAGGCTACTATGCTAAAGTAAAGTCCGGAAGCGGTACTGGTTCTAAAGCAGGTGGCGGAATGACCTCTAAAGGGGTAGCTAAATATAGAAAAGACAATCCAGGGTCAAAGCTTAAAACAGCCGTGACAACTTCACCATCAAAACTTAAAAGAGGAAGTAAAGCCTGGAAGCGTAGAAAATCATTTTGTGCCAGATCGAGAAGCTGGAAGTCAGAGCGTGGTAAAGCAGCACGCCGTAAATGGAACTGCTAATATAACTTATATCAATCAAATCAAATTAAATGGCAATACAATTCGGATCGCCTAAAATAGTTAAAGAACTTAGCTTCGGTACAGATGCTAAGCAAAAACTAATAGACGGCATTAATAAACTAGCAAAAGCAGTAGGTAGTACACTCGGTGCATCGGGAAGAACGGTAGTTCTTGAAGATGACTTTGGTAACCCACACGTAACTAAAGACGGGGTTACTGTAGCAAACTACATTAATTTAGAAGACCCAGTAGAAAACCTGGGTGTTACTATGCTTAAGCAAGCTTCTCGCCAAACTGCATCTAAGGCAGGTGATGGCACAACAACCTCAACAGTATTAGCGCAAGCTATAATTCATAACTACTTTAATCAAAAGGGAGAAGAATATTCTTTTAGAGATATTAAAAATGGTATTTCAGCTTTTGCAAAGCATATCATAAAAGAATTAGAAAAAAGAAGTGTTCCCGTTGATGATAAAAGATTAAACCAAGTTTCTAGAATATCAGCCAATAATGACACTGAGCTTGGTGACTTCATAGCAGAAGCATTTAAATCTGCGGGAGATAACGGAGTGGTTACAATGGAAACCTCCCCGTCAAATGAAACATACATAGATGTAGTAGATGGAACTCATATTAATGCTACATCGAAAAGTATACACTTCTATACTAATAGAGAAAAAGAAGTAAGTGAACTAGACAAGCCATTAGTATTCTTATGTGCGTCTGAAGTAACTAATATAAGAAGAATACAAACAATACTAGAGCATGCGATCAAGTCCAACAGATCGTTATTGCTTATTGCCCCTTGCGAACAGCAGGTAGTGTCAGCTTTAGCAATGAATCACGTAAAGGGCAATATTAAGTGTAATATCATAGATCCTCCGTCGTTTGGGCTGAAGCGTAAGGACATACTAGATGATATTGCCCTTCTAACGGGTGCTACTGTTATTGATGAGAACTTAGGTGACTCATTAGATAACATCACCCCAGAAGTGTTAGGACAGGCCGATAAGGCTATCATAGATAATGATGGTACTACTCTTGCTATAAAAGAGGTATCACAAGAAGTTACAGAACGCGTTGATTATTTAAAAGCGCAGCTAGATGAAGAAGAGCACCATGTAATGCGACCTCATTTAGAAAACCGATTGGCCATATTGTCAGGCGGAGTTTCTATAGTATATGTAGGCGGAGATACAGATGTTGAAGTTTCAGAAAAGAAAGATAGAGTTGACGATGCTATACACGCCGTTAGAGCTGCAAAGAAGGAAGGTATACTTCCGGGTGGTGGTTCTGCACTTGTTCACGTAGCAAACTCTGACTGGCAAATGAAACTCAACCCCGGTGAGCTCAAAGGTGTAAGTATATTGAAACAATCTTTATACGCACCTTTTTTACTTATACTGAGTAACGCGGGATTAAACTCTGCAGAGTATACTGATTTAGGAAAAGGATGCCACGGCGTAGACGTTATAGATGGCAAAATCAAAAATATGTGCGAGGCAGGTATTATTGATCCTCTTCTTGTTACTAAGTCAGCGCTTCAAAACGCTATATCTGTAGCTACTACTATTCTTTCAACTGATTGTGTAATTTCAAACGTAAGAGAAAATGAAGGCAATAGGTAGATACATTATTATTTCTGAAATAAAAGAAGACATAAAGAAAACAGACGGTGGGCTGCTACTTGCGGAAAACCACCGCGAAGATATAAGATACCGCACTGCAGATGTTATTTCTGTAGGTACAGCGGTAGAGGGTGTAAATGTAAATGACAAAATATATTATGACAGACATGCTGGGCATAATATAGAAATTGGTAAAGATATTTATAAAGTTATACAAGAGCAAGATGTTATAATAGTATTGTAATGGATAGAAGCGATTTTTTAGAGCGAGGCGAACTAAAAGTTGACTTTCTTAAATATTACAGGCTTGTGTCTCGCTGGGCTTGTAAAGAAAACAATATATCAATATCAGATTTAGAATTGTTATTTTATTTAGACCCCATCAAATACTTTACTATAAAAGACTTTCAAAACGGTACTATGTACTATCATTGGGATAGGCAAAGATTTTATCGTTTACAGAGAGAAGAGTGGGTAGAAAAGATACATAAAGGTAACGGTCGTTTAGGCGATCACAATAAATACAAAGTATCTTTCAAAGGCAAAAGACTTATTAATAGAATATATAAAATATTAATAGGTGAAGAAGATATGCCTTTATCTGCTAAACGCGGTTTTGGAAAACGCAAAACTTATGTAGATAAAGTATATTCAAACGCAATAGATAAATTTAACAAAGATAAACTATAAATGGCTAGAATATCACAGTACGATCAGGACGGCACTCTAAACAAGCTAGATAAAGTAGTCGGTACTGACAGTGCTACTGGCGCTACTAAGAATTATACTATTGATTCTATGATAGGCCTTGTTAATAGCGAAGACCTGGTTAATGTTTTTGACGGAGTATCATACTCCTTTAAAAGCTACGAAGCTGGATCAACAAATCCAAGAGGTGTTATAAACCTCAACGCAGGCGCTGCGGCTAATTCGCCATTTAGTGGTATTAGCCAAATATATATATCCGTATTAGATAAGCATGGCAATTCTATAGCTAACTATTTAGATGACACATTAAATAGTTTTATTAGAATAGTTCAGAAAACCAATATTGATACATATGGTGTTTTAGAAGTAACAGCTGTAGCTGATCATGATGGTGGAGCTTATAAGCTTTTAACTGTAACTCCCCGTGTTAATAATGGCAATATAGTAGCAAACGAAGAATACTTTGTTTCTAATTATTCTGCTGTATTCGATCAAGACTTTTCTGATGATTCTGTAACAGAGTTCAGTGATGTAAGTAATGCTGGATCTGGCGAAATTATAACAACAGCAGAAAGACAAAGTTTAAATAACTTTACTGCTAACGGGCTTTTACATGCAGACGTAGTAGATAATGTAACGTCTACAGCTGCTGACGTGCCCTTGTCTGCTAATCAAGGTAAAGTATTAAAAGATTTAATAGACGGCATTAATACACTTTTAACAAGTGATAATGTTGATTTAGATAGCCTGCAAGAGGTTGTAGACTATATAGAAGCTAATAGAGATACTTTAGATAATTTAGGCATAAGTAATATATCTGGACTTCAAGCGGCTTTAGACGCAAAACAAAATACAGAGGTTGGTAAAGGTTTATCAACTGAAGATTTTACTACAGCTTTACTTACTAAATTAAATGGTATAGCCGCGTCGGCTGAAGTTAATGTGCAGTCTAACTGGAGCGAAGCCAACACAGGAAGTGACGCGTTTATTCAAAACAAACCGTCTGACTTAACAAACCTAACTATTCATAGTGTAACTGAGCTTAACGACGTTACATCAGCTGGTTCGGGCGCTGTTATAACTTCCGCAGAAAGAACAAAGCTAGGGGGAATTGAAGACTCTGCTGATGTTACTGACACTGCAAATGTAACGGCGGCTGGTGCTTTAATGGATTCGGAAGTAACCAACTTAGCTCAAGTAAAAGCATTTGATACTGCGGACTATGCAACAGCGGCGCAGGGTGCAAAAGCTGACAGTGCTCAACAGCCTCCTGTGGAAGGGCCTTTTGTAGACGGCGATAAAACAAAACTAGATGGCATTGAGCCTAATGCCGATGTAACTGATACAGCTAATGTAACTGCAGCGGGAGCTTTGATGGACTCAGAACTTACTGACGAAGCGGCTGTAAAAGCTATAGATCAAGGTTTAGCTACGACTGACGATGTAGATTTTAATAGTATACAAGTAGATGACACTATTGAGCTTATAACGGCTCAATCTACAACTCCTACTTTTGATAATGGTATATACTACACTACAGAAGACGGACACGATACTTTGCATTTCCGATACCATGGCCATGATTTAAGTATTGATTACTTAACCGAAAACATACCAACTGGAATATTAAACGGAGGTGTACTGTCTACAAATACATCCACGACATTTGACGTTGCAGCTGGGGACGGTGTTATTAATATACTTAACAAAGATAATTCTGACCCGCATCCAGAAATTAAAAAAGTTTCGTGGTCTGCCACAACAGTCACGCATACTTTAGGCAACGCAGGCGATGCTAATCAATTAAACACATGGGTATATGTTGATTCTTCTGGAAACATCCAGCAGACTTTAACCACGCCTTCTCCTGCTCTATGGAGAAGTAATATAGTACTGGGATCTGTAATACATTCTAGTAACGTAATTAGATTTGTAAAAACATTCCCTAGGCCATCTTATTCAAATGGCAATACGTTTGCAGAGTTTGTAGAAATATTTGGTCCATTAAAAAAATCAGGGCATTTACTTACCGTAAATAGCACCAATACGCTAGCACTTGATAGGGCAGCTGGTATTTCTTTTGGTGTTGGTAGGAACTACCAAGTAGACGCAGAAGAACCTAACTTAGTTTCCGATGTAGCAAGCACTCCCGCATTCCACAGATATTCTAGTACAGCTTCGGGCTTTACAAAAGACGATGGAACAGCAGGTGCAGGGTATACATCAATAGATCCTACAAAATACGACAATAGCGGAACTCTAACAACCGCTTCGGCTGGCCAATATACTGCGCAAAGATTATTTCATTTTCCTAATAATACAAATGTAATAGTTGCGTATTACGGTAAAGCTGAGTACGCGAGTATTGATGAGGCTGAAAAAAATTACTTATTAGAAGATTTTCAAGAAGCAGACAATACCTCTAGCCAAGCTATATACCTTGGCGCGCTAATAGTAAAGGGTAACGCCACAGATTTAGGTAATTCTTCTCAAGCTAAAATATTAACTGGTGGTATATTTAGAAGTTTATCAGCTACTAATTTAGGCGGAGTTGCTGCAGATTCTGCAATAAACGACCTAACCGACGTAAATATAACCGGTGTAGCCAATGATGAAATATTACAATATAATAGTTCAACTGGTAATTGGGAAAACCAAGCCGGTATATCAGGAAGTGGTGCTGCCAATAAATTAGCTATTTGGTCTAGTGGAAGTGCACTTACCCAAGATACTAATCTGCATTGGGATACGACTAATGACAGGCTAGGAATAGGAACTTCGAGCCCTGCTGCTACTTTACACGCAGTTGGTGAGTCTTTATTTGAAGGTAGATTGCAAATCTCATCATCAACTCCTGAAATATTATTTTCTGTACACTCTGGAGGTTTAGATAGTAGAATACATAATGATGGAAGCGGAAACTTTATTTTTGGCACAGGCGCAAATTCATCTACGCCTACTGAAAGAATGCGCATAGACTCCTCAGGTCGAGTAGGAATAGGTGATATTGTTTCAGGGAACTTTAACGCTAATTATGACACAAAACTTTTAGTTGGAGGAGAAATAATAGCAAGAAGCCTAACAGCTAATGAGTCAATGGTTTCTATTGGAGGTGATTCCACTTCTGCATTTGTTAAAGCAGGTAAACAGGATGGTTCTTTAACTGCAAGGGAATTAAGATTTGAAGTAGGCACAACCGAAGCAATGCGTATAGATTCCTCTGGCAAAGTTGGAATAGGCACCACTAGCCCTAGTGCTAAATTCGAAGTAACAGATGGCTCTAGTTCTATAGCATTACAAGAGTTTAGCAACGGAGCCGCAATATTTTTAGATGGAGTAGACGGTGATTTTATTGGTGGAGATTATTTTCATATTTTAGCTGATGGTAATTCTTATTTAGGATTAGGTGGTTATGCTGCCCAAGCTACACCTTTAAATATATCAAATGCAGGCAACGTAGGTATAGGAACTACGAGCCCTTCTGTTTCTCTTGACATAAATGATACAGATGCTATTCAAGTTCCAGCGGGAACTACAGCACAAAGACCTACTGCTGCAAACGGTATGCTAAGGTATAATTCTGAGGATGCTCAATTTGAAGGTTATGCAGATGGTGCTTGGGGCGCAATAGCGGGCTCAGGCGGTGGAAGTGGAGAAATAGTAAAAGAAACGTTTAGTGGTACTGGATCTCAAGCTACATTCACACTGTCAGACACTATTGAAGACATTGATAATATATCTGTATACGTAAGTGGTGTATATCAATATCCATCAAACTATACGGTAAGTGGTGCAAATGTTACTTTTGCCGCAGGCTCAATTCCTGCATTAGGTACAAACAATGTACACGTTGTTCATACTACAACTGTTGCGAGTATAACAGAAGTTGGTTCTGTATTCGTAGACCAGTTTACAGGTGATGGATCAACTACACAGTTTTCACCTTTAGGTACTGCGCCCACAAGCGAAAATAATACAGATGTATATATAGACGGTGTATACCAGCAGAAAAATGCTTATAGCATTGCTGGGTCACAAATAACATTTACAGACGCTCCAGACACTGGTGCTTATGTAGAAGTTAAAACAACAGGAACTATTGCTCCTGCTGCTGTTAATGCTGTAGCTACAAATTTAGTTTCAGATTCATTTACAGCCACTGCAGATCAAACTAGTTTTACTTTAACAAACGGTACGCCAAGCGCGAAAGAGCTTACAATGGTCTTTGTACAGGGCGTATACCAAGCTAAAGCAAATTACAGCTTACTAACTAGTCCTACTAGAATAGTATTAACAGAAGGCGCTGAAGTTGGTGAAACAGTTGAAGTAATATCTGTGTCAGGTGCAAACTTAACAACAAGTCCTGTAGTAAGTGTTAACGGCCAAACAGGAGCTGTAACTTTTGATACATATACAGCGCCGACTGTATATGTAGTAAATACAAGCACAACAGCTGTTGCAAATTCAGTTTATGTACTTACAGCAAACCTTACACTAACACTGCCAGCCAGCCCAAGCTCAGGTGACTCTATAAAGATTTCAAATAGATCTGGCGTTGCAACTTGTGTGCTTGCAAGAAATGGTAGTAATATAATGGGTAGTGCATCTGATTTAACATTAGATACAGCATCTGCAAGTTTTGAATTAATATACTCTGACGCAACAAACGGCTGGGTAATAATAGGACAATAATATGGGTAATCTAACAGATTCTTTTCCAGCAGCTACATCCAGTAATATATTAGAAATTATACAAGGCTCAGCTGATGGTAGAAGTATAACTGTTGGCTCAGGTACTTATACATTAGAAAACGTTACGGGCACAACAAGCGCCACAACTTCTTACCAAAAAGCACCGGGCAGTTTAATAGCATATACCCCACCGGAAGATGCACGATCGGTACTTTATAAATTTGATTTTAAATGGCACTCTATTGGCTCTTCTGGTATTTCACATTTTTATGTAGATGTTGATGGCACCAGAATAACAAATTCAAATAAAACTTTTTCTGAAAACTATTCAGGAAACCATGGCCATACGCACGGCGGCCGAAACGAAAGTATGTATTGGGTTTTTGATTTAACAGCAAGTTCAGATAATGCAGCTAATGGAGAATTTGCAAATTGGACTTCAAATAAAACAATACAGGTAAAGTTTAGAAGATATAATAGTACTTACGGTGTTGCTGTTAATTATAATCAATATTATAATGGTGGTGGCGCAACGGGCAACGATACTTATACTATACCTTCATTAACAATAATAGCTTTGAAATAATGGGTAATTTAACAGATTTATTTCCGGCCCCCGCTTCTAATTCAATATTAGAAACTTTAGTCGGGATTGCAGACGGAAGGTCTGTTACAGTGCCTTCTGGAACTTACACGTTTGGTAACGTTACAGCAAGACAAACTTTAAGTACGAGTTATGCTGATGTAACAGGAAGTAGTATTACATATACACCCCCTGCAGAAGCAAATTATGTTTCTTATAAGTTTTCTTACAAATCTGATTCCCACGATATAAATTATGGATCATCTGGAATACACCATATTGCTTTGTATTTAGACGGAACCCGAGTTGCTCGTGCACAAAAAAACGTAGCTGGTAATTACAGTGGTAGCCACTCTAATAATCACGCATCCTTTACACAATATATAGAATTTGTTTTTGATTTAACAGCATACAGCGATGATATATCAAACGGGAAGCTCGCGGGGTGGACAACACCTAAAGAAATAAAAGTAATGGCAAGAGATTATAGCTCTCCGTATTATAGAGCTACTATTCATACTAATATTTGGAGAGGTGGCACAGGTGCTTCCGGCGAATTTCAATACCTACAGCCTATGATAAAAATAACAGCATTCAAATATGAGTAACTTTACAGATTTATTTCCAGCAGTTTCTTCTAATAATACTTTAGAAATGATATGTGGTATTGGTGATGGCAGAACTGTGTATGGGGTTACTAATAGTTATACTATGGGAACAGCTTCTGCAATAAGCCTAACTACAAGTTACCAAGATATGCAGGGTAGCTCCATAGACTATATACTGCCTGATGGCACTAATTATGTACACTATGAGTATATTGCGAAGTGGGCGGCACATGACCTTAGTGGTATATGCCATTGGAATTTGTATTTTGATGGCTACGAAGTAAATAGCGCTTTTGTTACCAATGCAAGTAGCTATGGGTCTAGTAATCATGGTCATCATTTAGTTTATATAAATTGGGTTTTTGATTTAACTGTTAGCTCTACAGACTATACAGATGGAAAAATATTAAAATCAGATTGGACGGGGGCTAAAAATATAAAAGTAATGGCTAGAGAGTATGACTCAAGTTATGAAGCAAGAGCCCACTGGACTACTTGGCGCGACGGAACTAGCTCCGGATACCCATTTTTAGATGTTCCTTTATTAACAGTAACAGCATATTCATAAATCATGATTTCATATACATATCAAATATTGTCGTTAAAAAAACATAACGATAATTTTTTAAACAATATAAAAAGTTTTAAAATACGTATTACCGGTACAGAGGGCGGCGAATCGAATTATGTGGATAATGAAATATTATTAGACATGCCTTCTGAAGGTTCTTTTATAGAATACCAAGAGTTAACAGAAGAAAATTTAGTTAACTGGTATAAAGACGGTATAAGAGAAGATTTTGCTCAAAGCGAAATACAACAAAAATTTAATTTAAATAAAGGTACTGAAACAAGTAGTTTTCCCTGGTTATGATAGGAACATCACAATTAATTAATACGTTTTCACGTCCGTGTTTTACAGATACGACAGATATATTTAAAGACGGAAGTGGCGTAGCCCTGTATGGTTTAGATTATGATGCGTCAGACGCTGGAGGTGCTTCAGGTAAATTTGGTGAAGCTGCTATATTTAATGGTAGTAGTAGTTATATAAATTTAGGAGACCCAACCTCAGGAATTACAACCGCTAACTATTCTATTAGCTTTTGGGTAAACACTACAAGTACATCAGCTTCTTATTTAATATCAAAATATTTAGGGGATGGTATAGATTCTACAGATATTTTTAGGGTAAGGAATCTTTCTGATGGTACAATAAGTTTTAGAACATCTACTTCTAATCCTTCTGCAAGAGATATCACATCAACCTCAACCATTAATGACGGAAATTGGCATCACATTTTATTTACTGTAGAACCAAATCTTTCAAAATTATACATTAATGGAACAGAAGAAGGTTCTTCTACAACAGGTACTGCAAAAGCACCTTCAAGCATATCAAGAAATGTTACTATTGGTAGGCACGATGGGGGGGATAATTACTTCAATGGCAAAATAGACCAAGTAAGAATATATGATTCCACACTTACACAATCTCAAGTTACCCAATTATATCAAGAAAACAATTCAACTGTAGGCACACATTTATTTGGATGTATTGCAAATTATAATCTTGATGGTAGTGCAAAAGAGTCTATGGGTACCACGGCTTATGATGGTACAGAAACAGATATAACATATAGATATGACGGAACCCCGACAGCAGTAGACTTTGGCGTTGGAGGCAAATCAGACTATGGTGCAAGGTTTAATGGGAGCAGTAGTTATATAGACTTAGGGACATCATTATTAGGCAGTAAGTCTGCTTTTAGCGTTTCTACTTGGGTTAATTTTGCTAACCTTAACACACAAAACTTTATTTTTTATAATAGCGAATCAGGAGCAGGTGGTAATGTAGGTTTTTATGATTTTGGTAATGGGAGTATATATTTTCAACCAGATGCATCAACATCAGCAAACAGAGGTTATATAAGCAATTCAGGCATATACACAACAGATGAATGGGTTCATATTGTTATGGTTTTTGATGGTAGTGCAACAGGAAACTCCAACAGACTTAAAACATACATACAAGGCACAGAAAGAACTTTAACTTATGATGGCACTATACCATCATCAACAGGGACATCAACCGCTAATAGTTGGATAGGGGGCAGGGCATCTACAAAGTTTTCAGGTGAGATTGACCAATTAAGAGTATTCTCTAAAGCGTTATCAACTGCAGAAGTTGGTAAACTTTATGGCAATGGTGCAGGAGAAATAGCTTGTACTTATACATCGACTACAGATAACGTTGCTTACCCAATTGCTAATACTGCATATTATAAATTAGACAATAATAGTAAAGACTCAGCTAGGTCAACTGGTAAGTTTAACGAGGGAGCAAGGTTTAATGGAAGTAGTAGTTATATATCAGGAACTGTTGGTGCTACTACAACTACATCTTTTAGTATGTGGATTAAAATAAATAATACATCTTCAAGTCAATTTATACAAGTTTTTGATAATAATAATTTTGCTATTTTTATTTATAATGGAAAGCTAAATATTCAATATGCCTCTGGTAGTAATAGCAACGGGGTGGCTTGGACAATATCAAATGCGTCTAACTGGAATCATATAGCAGGAACATTTACAAGTAGCTCTTCAACTTTATATGTAAATGGAGTTCAAAAAGCCGAATCAATGAGTAATTGGGTTAACGCTGAAAGCGTTCCTTACATTGGCAATAGAAATGCTTTGGACGGCTACTTTGATGGAGAAATAGACCAAGTAAGAATATATAATACAGCATTAGATTCCACAGATGTATCAAATTTATACGCTGAAACAGTTAGTGATACTAGCACACTGTCTTTCCCATCTGGTAAAACAGCAATTGCAACATATCAATTAGATGGTAATTCTACAGATTTATCTGGTAACTATAACGGAACAGACGCTAATATAACGTATGCTTACGACGGTACTGAATCAAACATTGAATACAGGTTTGGAAGGTATGGTCAAGCAGCGGTGTTTAATGGTAGTAGTAGCTATATAACGAGTAATTATTTGCCAAGTATTGGAACAGGAGATTTTACTTTTTCTTGTTGGTTTAATCAAAATTCAGGAAGTTCACAGGGTGCGTTGTTTTCTACAACGACACAATGGTTTGCCGCAAACGGAAGTGTAAGCCCAAAAGTTTTAATGGTTACAGATGATACTGTTACTAAAAAGGGGGATACTGCTTATAGTCAAGACACTTGGAATCACGCAGTATTTGCAAGGGAAAGTGGTGTGTTAAAGATATATCAAAACGGAACAGAAGTGTTTAGCGGTGCATATACCGATTCTTGGGATATGACTCAATTCGGCATTGGAGTAGCACGAGCGTTTGGCAGTAGAGTTTATTATTTTAACGGCTTAATAGACCAAGTACGCATCTATTCATCTGCACTTTCTAGTAGCCAAGTAACACAACTATACAACGAAAAACCTGAAGTAGATACATCTAACTTTAAGACTGTATTGTATACTGGGAATGGTGGAACTCAATATATTTCTAATGTAGGGTTTGATTTAGAAACTAATGGAGGATTGGTTTGGATAAAGTCAAGAACATTAGCTGCTTCTCACGGATTATATGATTTTGTAAGAGGTGCTGGTTATTGGCTTAGGAGTGATTCTACAGATGCTCAGCAGTTTCAAAGAAGCACTGGGTATTTAAGTTCTTTTGATTCAAACGGATTTACTTTATCGGAGGGGTCATCAACACACCCAACTTATACAGCTTCTTATGAAACTCATCAAATAAATCAAGACTATGTGGCTTGGGTATTCAAGGCTGGCGGAGAGGCAGTCCAGAACACTCAAGGAGACATTAATTCAGATGTTAGTGCTAATAAAGATTCTGGGTTTAGTATTGTGAAATACACAGGTAATGCAACTGCAGGAGCAACAGTAGGACACGGATTAGATAATCCTCCTGAAATGATAATAGTTAAAGGTATTGATAATTCTTTAAATTGGATTGTATATCACACAGGCATTGGTGCTTCTGATTATATACAATTAAACACCTCTGGAGCAACTGAGTCGCAATCATCGTATAATATGTTTAATTCTACTGCTCCATCAAGTACATTATTTACATTAGGAAATATTGCTAATACAAATGGAAGTGGGTTAAACTACATCGCCTACTGCTGGCATTCAGTTGCAGGATATAGTAAGATAGGGAGTTATACAGGTAATGGTTCAAGTACAGGCCCAAATGTAACATTAGGTTTTACGCCATCTTTTTTAATGGTAAAAAGAACTGATTCAGGAGATAATTGGCTTGTTTTTGATAATAAAAGAAATACTACAAACCCTACTAATTTAGCTCTAGTACCTAATAGTTCAGCATCAGAATCCGTAGGTAATCTCGGAAATGGATTTAATTTTCTATCTAATGGTTTTGAAGTAGTTTCAACTGACACAGGAATTAATGCAAACGGAGGCGAATACATCTATATGGCTTTTAAATAAAAATTATGGCTTTAACAAAAATAACATCGGGTGTTATAGCACCAGAATTTACAACCTCGGCAAATTTAGTGTCAGGCACATCCGTATCTGTTGATTGGAATAGTGCTCAAATATTTAGAATAACTCCAAACCATGCAGTAACCTTTTCTTTTACAGATTATAAAATTGGTATGGTAAAAATTATTGTAGCTACCGGAGCTGGGGGTGGTAATACCCTTACTTTTCCGGCAGAGGCAATTAAATTAAGTGGAGACTACGATGATACTTCTGCTGCTAAAAACTTTATTCAAATAGTATGCACAGATGACGATGGCACACCTGAGTTCTTTTATACAATATCTCAGCAAGCTACTTAGAGTAATATTTAAATTAAATTAAATGGCTAAAAAACGTTTTAAAGACACCGGCGTTGGGAAGTTTTTATTAGAAAAGATTCCTAACGTCGTAGGTGCAATAGCTGGTGATACGCCCGTGGGCTCAGTAATACAAGCTATTATTGGTGGCTCAGATATGAGCGAAGAGGATAAAAGAATTGCATTAAAAAAATTAGATTTAGAAAGAGCAGAAATAGACGGCACAACCAAACGCTGGGTTGCAGATGCGACTTCAGGGTCGTGGCTTGCAGCTAATGTGCGCCCTTTAACTTTAGTATTTTTAACAATAAGCTATGTAGCTGGATGGTATATGGGTTACCCATTAGATTCAATTACAGGTTTACTTACTATTGTCATTGGTGGCTATTTTGGATCTCGCGGAGTGGAGAAAGTATTTGGAAACAGTAAACACAAATAATGAGCGATTTAAAAATTTACGGCATAAACGTCGGAGCAGTGGCATTTTCAGCCATGCCTAACATTAACCCCACTTTGCAAACCGTAGTATTGGTTATGACAATAATATACACTGGGATGAATATTTATATAAAATTAAAAGATAGAAATAAAAAATGAAATATTTCGAAGAATCTGAATTTAGTGAATTTGATAAAATGGATCCAGCGCTACTAGCTATGCTAGATAATTTAAGAGAAGAATATGGCTATCCAATCAAACTAACATCAACTTATAGAAGCCCTGATCATCCAATAGAAGCTAAAAAATCTAAACCAGGTGAGCACGCTTATGGAGCTGCAGTCGATATTGCATGTGTAGGCGGTGAGGCAACCTTTAAATTGGTTAAAGCAGCTATTAAAGTAGGATTCACTCGTATAGGTATTTCAAGAAAAAATAATTTTGTGCACGTAGGTATTGGTTATCCAGGAGCTCCTGAAACTACTATATGGACATACTAAAATAAATTAAATGAAATTAATTAGAAAAATTAGCATAGGCCAAGACTATAAAAATGAGGCTATGCATTATTCAGTAGGCCAGGAAGTTTACGGAGGACACAAGATTTGCGACATAATTGAACAAGAAGGTTCTTTTCAGATATACATTGAAAAGAAAGGTTCACAATTGCCTTGGAAACATTTTAATAAAAACATGGCTGTGTCTATAGAATACAATCTAGATTATTAAATGAAGTCATTATACAATTATATTATATCAACAAATGACAGATACAATAATAAAACATCTGTCGAAGGCAAAGAGCTTATATTAAATACTGAAATTACAGAAAGAGATTACGAATTTGTAAATCGAATAGGTACAGTAATAAGTACGCCTATAAATATTAAAACCCCTATAAAAGCAGGTGACCAAGTTATAATACATCATAATGTATTTAGAAGGTGGTACGACGTTAGAGGTAAAGAAAGAAATTCAGGTAATTATATAGACGAAAACAGATACTCAGTATCACCTGACCAGTTGTTTGCTTACAAACAAAATGGTGAGTGGCATTGTCCAAATATGTACTGTTTTGTAAAACCTTTAGAAAACGAAGACATATGGAGCACCGAGAGCGAACAAAAACTTCTAGGAGTGCTTACATATACTAATGACTATTTAAGCTCGTTAGGATTGTCCTGTGGAGATATTGTAGGGGTTTACACCAGAATCTGAATATGAATTTAACATAGATGATAAAAAATTATATAGAATTTTATCAACGGAAATAACTATCAACTATGGACATAAAAAAGAAACGCAAACTTATTCTTAATGCTGCAGAAAATTCAATTGATGAATTAATAAAAGTAATGAATAAGAGAATGGATCCAGATGAACTAGATCCTGAAAAAGTAAAAATATCAGCCTCAGCTTATAGGCTTGCAATGGAAGATGCCATTGCACTTTTACAAAGAGTAGAAGAAATAAATGAAATGATGAACGAATCACCTAAAACCGCTAAGGATAGTTTTTATGGTGTAGAAAACAGAGTTAAGTAATGTATAAACAAAATCTATATGCTATACACTCTGCGCATTTGTCTACTAAAAATGTAAAAAGAAACAACAAGCTAAAAAATTACAAGTACGGTTATAATGACGATCTTGATTGTGTAGTAATAAGTAAAGATGGAACTATAGGTGAAATTTTTGAAATACAAGGATTGCGTGTTGCACTACCTGCAATACCAAAAGAAGTATATTCAAATAGCGAAAAACCTGAAGATCAAGTTTTTAAGCAAACCTTAAAACCCACTACACTATCAAAAATTAAATCAATACATGATTTTCAATTATATCCAGATGAAATTAAAGAAAAGTATTACGAGTATATTAATTCAGAGTTTGATCGTCGCAGTGATGGCTACTGGTTTATGTGTAACGGCACAGCAACCTACATTACAGGAACGCATTACATGTACCTTAACTGGACAAAAATTGATGTCGGTGCACCTGAGTTCAGACAATCAAATAAAATATTCTTTTATTTTTGGGAGGCTTGCAAGGCAGATTACAGATGTTATGGAATGTGCTACCTCAAAAATAGACGGAGTGGCTTCTCCTTTATGGCAAGCGCAGAAACAGTTAATCAAGCTACAACATCAAAAGATGCAAGATTTGGAGTATTATCCAAAAGCGGTAGTGACGCAAAAAAAATGTTTACCGACAAGATTGTACCTATATCGATTAACTACCCGTTCTTCTTTAAACCAATACAAGATGGGATGGAAAGACCTAAAACAGAACTTTCCTACAAAATACCGTCTAAAAGACTTACAAGAAATTCACTCAAAGCAACTGATCAAAACGAAGTACAAGTTGGTGAAGGGCTTGGACACTACAATTGACTGGAAGAACACAGGAGACAACTCCTATGATGGTGAAAAACTAAAATTACTAGTTCACGATGAATCTGGTAAATGGGAAAAGCCCGATAATATATTAAATAACTGGCGTGTTACTAAAACCTGTTTAAGGTTAGGTGCAAAAGTTGTTGGCAAGTGTATGATGGGTTCTACATCAAATGCTCTAGACAAAGGTGGTAATAACTTTAAAAAATTATATAATGATTCAAAAGTTGAAAACCGAAACCGCAATGGGCAGACTGCTAGTGGACTATACTCTTTGTTCATACCTATGGAGTGGAACTATGAAGGGTTCATTGATAAATATGGATTTCCTGTATTCGATCATCCAGAAAAACCTGTTGAAGGAATCGACGGGGAGCTTATCAGACATGGAGTTATCGATCATTGGGAGAATGAAGCAGATGGACTCAAAGGGAATAATGATGCTTTAAATGAATTTTATAGACAGTTTCCAAGAAGCGAAAAGCATGCTTTCAGAGATGAAATAGAAAAGTCTTTATTCAATTTAAATAAAATATACGAACAAGTAGATTTCAATGAAGAAATGACAATGCAAGGTTACGTAACCCGCGGTTCATTTAGCTGGAAAAATGGAGTTAAAGATTCTACAGTAGAATTTCATCCAAACAAAACAGGTAGATTTAAATTATCCTGGATTCCACCCTTTGAAATGCAAAACAATATAATAGTAAAAAACGGTATTAAATACCCAGGCAATAAAGATTTAGGTGCCTTTGGTTGTGATAGCTATGATATTAGCGGAACAACTGATGGTAGCGGATCTAATGGTGCACTTCACGGGCTTACTACATTTAGTATGCTCACAGATGTACCGTCTAGCCAATTTTTTTTAGAATATGTTGCTAGACCACAAACAGCTGAAATATTTTTTGAAGATGTACTTATGGCAATGATATTTTACGGTATGCCAATACTTGCTGAAAATAATAAACCTAGATTATTATATCATATTAAAAGAAGAGGTTATAGAGGATATTCAATGAATAGACCCGATAGACCTAGAAATAAATTATCTGTAACAGAAAGAGAATTAGGTGGTATACCTAATACCTCAGAAGATATAAGACAAGCCCATGCGGCTGCAATTGAAAGTTATATTGAAACTCATGTTGGGTTAAAAGAAAATGGAGATTGTGGCAGAATGTACTTCCAAAGAACATTAGAAGACTGGGCTAAATTTGATATTAATAAAAGAACAAAGTTTGATGCATCTATAAGTTCTGGCCTTGCTATAATGGCATGCCAAAGACATTTATACGCGTCTAAAACTGCAAGACAGGTTAAGAAAATAGACTTTGGGTTTTCAAAATACAACAACCAAGGTTCAAAAAGTAAAATAATACAATAGAAAATGGCAGAAGCTACAGGACAAGTTACCCAATTTCCCAGCCAATCGGTTGACGATGCTACGAAAAATAGCAAAGACTACGGAATGGAAGTGGCGCGTGGTATACAAAACGAATGGTTTAGAAAATCATCTGGCACGGGAAGGTTCGTACAAAATCAACGAGACTTTCACAAGTTAAGATTATATGCTAGAGGTGAGCAATCTGTTCAGAAATATAAAGATGAATTTTCTGTAAATGGAGATTTATCTTATCTTAATTTAGATTGGAAACCAGTGCCAATTATACCTAAGTTTGTAGATATAGTTGTTAACGGTATGCAAGATAGATTGTTTACAGTTAAAGCTTTTGCACAAGATCCAACATCTGTTAAAGAAAGAACTAATTTTGTAGAAATGATGCTTGAGGATATGAATACTCAAGAATTGATTACGCAAATAGATGAAACTTTAGGTGTTGATGTAAGAAATGTAAAGCAAGAAGACCTGCCGTCTAACAAAGAAGAGTTAGAGCTTCATATGCAAATAGGTTATAAACAATCTATTGAATTAGCTCATGAGCAAGCTATTGACAATACTTTTAAAAGAAACGCTTATCACGAAATAAAAAAGAGATGTGATTACGATCAAACTGTTTTAGGTATTGCAGCTGCTAAGCATACATTTAATAATACAGATGGTATAAAGCTAGAATATGTTGATCCATCAAATTTAGTATATTCATATACCGAGGATCCTAATTTTGATGATGTATATTATTTTGGTGAAGTTAAGCAAATTAAATCTAATGAGCTTAAAAAACAATTTCCAGAATTAACAAACGAAGAATTTGAAGACATTATAAAAAAATCTTCTAATTATAATAACTATGATTATATAGATAATGATTCAAACGATACGTTTGATACAAACACATTGACTGTATTATATTTTAATTGGAAAACTTGGGAGCAAAGTGTATATAAAATAAAAGAAACATCTACAGGGGCTAAAAAAGCTATAAAGAAAGATGATAAGTTTAACCCTCCTAAAGATCAAAGAACTAGATTTGAAAAAGTAGCTCAGGCTATGGAAACTATATACGAAGGCGTATTAGTATTAGGTTCTAACAAACTTTTAAAGTGGCAAAAAGCTACTAATATGGTTAGGCCCGATTCTAACATTAACAAAGTAATGATGAATTATGTTGTTAGTGCTCCTAGAATGTATAAAGGTAAAATTGAAAGCTTAGTTAGTAGAATGGTTACTTATGCTGATTTAATTCAGCTTACACATTTAAAGCTACAGCAAGTAATTCAAAGGATGACACCATCTGGTGTTTATTTAGATGCTGATGGATTAGCTGAAATTGATTTAGGTAACGGGACAAACTATAACCCACAAGAAGCTTTAAACTTATATTTTCAAACAGGATCAGTTATAGGAAGGTCTATGACTGTTGATGGTGATATGAACCCTGGCAAAGTGCCAATACAGGAATTACCCGGTGGCGGCGGACAACAAAGTCAAGCATTAATACAGGCATATAATTATTATCTGCAAATGCTTCGCGATGTTACTGGATTAAATGAAGCAAGAGACGGATCTGATCCAGACCCATATGCTTTAGTAGGCGTACAAAAATTAGCTGCTGCAAATTCTAATACAGCAACTAGGCATATATTACATAGCTCTTTATACATTACAACCACTTTGGCAGAAGCTATATCTGTAAGAATAAAAGACGTGCTAGCATATCATCCGCAAAGGGATGCGATGATTGGGGGTATTGGAAGATTTAGTGTAGGTGCTTTAAAAGAAATGGATAATTTACATATGCATGACTTTGGCATTTTCTTAGAGCTAGATCCAGATGAAGATGAAAAACAACTTGTAGAAAATAACATACAAGTAGCACTGTCAAGAGATCAAATACATCTTGAAGATATAATTGATATAAGACAAGTAAAAAATATAAAACTAGCTAATCAACTATTAAAATATAGAAGAGCTAAGAAGGAAGCTACAGACCAATTAAAAGCAGAAAGAAATATTGCAGCACAATCGCAAGCCAATGCTCAAGCTGCTCAAGCTGCTGAAATGGCTAAAGCTCAAGCTGAAAATATGAAGGTTGAGGCTAAGGGTAAATTAGCTCAGTTGCAATCTCAACTTGATATTCAAAAATTAGAATCAGAAGCACAAACAAAACGTGAATTGATGCAGTATGAGTTTGATTTAAATATGAAGCTTAAAGGAATGGAGCTTGATGCAAAAAAACAAATAGAATTACAAAAGCCAGTATCAAACCCAGAGCCTAAAAAAGCTTTTGAATCTAGTGGAAATGATGTTTTAGGGCGGTATAGATCTTAGCAGGATTTGAACCTAGATAAAAAATTATTAACTATTATATATTATTAAATTATGGCAGAATGGAAAATTAAAGGTGCTGCTGAAGACGTTGAACAAAAGTCAGCACAAGAACAAGAACAAGCTGTTTTAGATAAAGCAGTTGAAGAAGGTAAGATTGAACCTGAAGCCGCGGGCAAAGAGGTTGATGAAGTACCAAAAATTAACTTAGACGAATTAAACAAAGAAAAAGATGCCGTTCAAGAGCGAGAAGCAGAGGAGGTTCCTGTGGAAGATGCACCCGGAGATAGCAAAGAAGTGGAGCAAGAAGTACAAGAACAAACCGAAGCTAAAGAAACAGAAGAGCAAGACTCGCCGCTCGAGCTCATCAAAGACGAAGAAGAAGCGGTAGAAACTAACCAGCCTAAAGTAGATGAAAGAGCTGCTCAAGTAAACGAACAACCTAAACCTGCAGAGCCCGAAGTTGTACTTCCGGAAAATGTAGACAAGCTTGTTAAGTTTATGGAAGAAACAGGTGGCTAGTGTTGAAGACTTTGTTTTATTAAATAGAGATCTATCAAAATACAACGATGGCGATCTATTGCGAGAATATTATAAACAATCTAAACCTTGGGATTCACAAGAAGTATCTGAATATATGGAAGATAATTTTTCATATGAAGAAGATGATGACCCAAGAGAAATACGCTCTAAGAAAAGAGCATTTAAAGAAGAGCTATTTAATGCTAAAAAGTTTTTGGAAGGAAACAAAGAGAAATATTATGCTGACCTCAAGTTGAAGAAGCAAACAGATATTCCTCAGGAGTACCAAGAGGCTTTAGAGTATTACAATACATATCAACAGAACGCTGAATCAAGCAAACAACTTACTGAAAGTTTTTTACAAAAAACAGATAATGTGTTTAGTCAAGATTTTAAAGGTTTTGATTTCCAAGTTGGAAACAATAAATACCGCTATAAAGTCAATAATGTTAATGATACAAAAACACAACAATCTGATATTAATAATTTTGTAAAACCATTTTTAGGTGACGATGGTCAAATTAAAGACGCCAAGGGTTATCATAAAGCATTGTTTACTGCAAGAAATGCAGATAAGCTAGCTGAACATTTTTATGAGCAAGGCCGTGCCGATGCTCTGCGCCAATCCGCTAAGGAGGCTAAAAATATAAATATGGACCCAAGGCAAGAAGGTGTTATCAAAACATCTTCAGGCCAAAAGTTTAAAGTTGTTTCTGGTGATTCTAGTTCTAAACTGAGAATGAAACTAAAACAATAACTTAAAAATTTATTACAATGGCTATATCAACTGGCATTGAAAACTTAACCCCTTCATCTAGCAAGGGATCATTATTTCAAGGTAATTATATTACCGATTTCGATTTTACAAAACAATTTTTACCTGATGTATACGAAAAAGAAGCTGAGATCTACGGAAACCGTTCTATCTCTTCTTTCCTACGTATGGTATCAGCTGAAATGCCATCTACTTCTGACGAAATCAGATGGATTGAGCAAGGAAGACTACACACGCGTTACGACAACGTAGCTATTGGCACTGCTAGCGGTACTGGAGAATCTATATTTACAGTCACTTTTGCCGCTAAGCCTGACGGGACTGCTTATGCTGCAGGAGATGCTCCTGTTGTTAGAGCTGGACAAACCATTATGGTACAAGGACTAACTTCTGGAGGTGCTGCTACAGGACCTGTAGTTAAAGGGGTCGTTACTGTTGCTGGAGCTGCTGCTGCTGGTGATACCGGAACTTTTACTGCTGTTGCTTATACAGCTGCTGACTGGACAGGTGTTACAGGTGCTGCTTCTTACGCAAAAGCAAACGTATTAGTATACGGTTCTGAGTTTGCTAAAGGAACTGACGGAATGGTTGGATCTTTGGATTCTGACTACAGCTCTTATACTAACAAGCCTATTATTCTAAAAGATAACTACGCTATCAATGGTTCTGACACTGCTCAGATTGGTTGGATCGAAGTTACTTCTGAAAATGGTGCTTCTGGTTACCTATGGTACCTAAAGTCTGAGCACGAAACTAGACTAAGATTTGAAGATTACCTAGAGATGTCTATGGTAGAGTCAGTAAAGAAAACTGGTTCTGCTGGTACTGCTGCTGCAAGCTACACTGGATCTGAAGGTTTCTTTGCTGCATTAGAAGCAAGAGGTAATGTATATGACGGACTATCTACAGATTTATTAGGTGGAGGAACTCCAACTATGGTTGGTTTTGATAACATCCTTAAGCAACTAGATAAGAATGGAGCTATTGAAGAAAATATGATTTATAGCAATAGAGCTTTGTCTCTAGCTATTGATGATGTATTGGCTTCTAAAAATTCTTATGGAGCAGGCGGTACTTCTTACGGAGTATTTAATAATTCTGAAGATATGGCCCTAAACCTAGGATTTTCTGGATTTAGAAGAGGTGCTTATGATTTTTATAAGACTGACTGGAAATATCTAAATGACTTTGCTACAAGAGGCGGATTCGGTGATGTTGAAGGAACTATTATTCCTGCAGGTACATCTACTGTATACGATCAAGATCTAGGCAAAAATATCAAAAGACCATTTTTACACGTACGTTATCGTTCTTCTGAAACTGATGACAGAAAAATGAAAACTTGGATTACTGGATCAGTAGGAGGTGCATACACTTCTAGCTTGGACGAAATGAGAGTTAACTTCTTATCTGAAAGATGTTTGATTACTCAAGGAGCCAACAACTTCTTCTTATTGAAGTAGTGAATTAATATAGCAGAGGGTGGTTACGGCCACCCTTTAGCTATTATCTTATTAAATTATATTATGAAAAATTGGGAAATAAAAGACAGAACATACGTTCTTAAGAATGGTATGTCTCCGTTAACATACAAAATTAAAAGTACAGGTTTATTGCACTTTGATGAAGAAAAAGCAATTAACAGAGAAATAAGATATGCTGATAATCAAAAGTCATTATTTATTGACGAACAAGATGGTTTTGCACAACTTAAACATATAGTATTCCGGGATGGGGTGCTTATGGTTCCTAGAACACAACCTTTACTACAGCAATTATTATCATTATATCATCCTGATAGACTAAATTTATGGGAAGAAATTGACAACGTAAAAGAAGCTGTTGATGATATAAGTATTATAGAATTAGAATTAGAAGCATTGAAACTAGTGCAAGAGCTTGATGTTGAGCACCTTGAGGCTATACTTAGGACTGAAATTGGTTCTGATGTAACAACAATGTCTTCTAAAGAAATAAAAAGAGATTGTTATTTGTTTGCTAAAAGCGATCCAGAACTATTTATTGAAGTAGCAAAAGACGAAGATATTAAACTTCGTAACTTAGCTAATAGATGTGTAGAAGCTGGTATTGTTAAACTAACAGATGATAATACAGTATTTAAGTGGAGCACAAATGGCAAAAAAATTATGACTGTACCATTTGATGAACATCCATACGCAGCGTTTGCACGATTCTTAAAAACAGATGAAGGCGTAGACGTTATGAAAGCCATTGAAAAGAAACTTTCATAAAATACCAGGTTATAGTTATTTGTTTAGCTATAACCATCTAATAAATAAAAACAATAATGGTAAGCATAGACAACGTTTATAAAACAGTATTAAACATACTTAATAAAGAAAATAGAGGTTATATAGTGCCTAGAGAATTTAATTCGCTGGCTAACCAGGCTCAAAATGAAATTTTTGAAGGTTACTTTTCTTTAAGAAACTATGTTGTTTCTAATAACTCTGATTATTCAGATATTAGAAAAAATGTAGAAGAAAAAATAGCTTTGTTTGAAAACGAAGAAACAATAAGTGCTGGAACATTTTCTAATGCCGCAGGCAATACAACCTCAAGCTACTACGCTTACCCTTCTAACTTTTTTAGGCTAGGAACTGTATCTGCAAATGCTATACACGCCGACGAGGTTTCAAGTCAAAAAATATTATATCTAAATAGATCTCCACTTACTAAGCCTACAGTGAATAATCCCGTATACGTTAGACACGAGGGAGGCGTTGTTATGTACCCAACAACCGGTATAACTGATGTTAATATAAACTATATAAGAAAACCTGCAGAAGTAAAGTGGGCTGGGGGTACCTTAAGCGGCCAAATTGCTGCAAACCCAACTGCCCCTGATTATCAAAATTTTGAATTACATCCGTCTGAAGAGCCGGAATTAGTTGTAAAAATATTAACTTATGCAGGTGTAATTGTTAGAGCAGCAGATATAACTCAAGCGGCAACAGTAAAAGAACAGCAAATAACACAATCTGAACGATAATGGCAGAATCAAAAAAAATATATACTAGTCGACAATACTACGCAAACTTTGAAGGAGACACGAGTAATGTTCCTGCTAACTTTAAAGGTTTGGGTTATTATAGTAGGACTAGTTTAGAAGATATTATAAATAACTTTATTGTTGCATATATTGGCGAAGATAAAGCTTTAGCTAAAGTGCCTAGATACGAAGTAGATTTTTGGGCGCAAAGAGGTATGCAAGAGTTTAGTTATGATATTTTGCATAGTGAAAAAAGTGTAGAAATAGAACTAGGATCTACTTTACAATTTCCATTACCACAAGATTACGTAAATTACGTTAAGGTTTCGCAAGTGGGCGAAGATGGTAAAAAAGATATTCTATTGCCATCTAGAAAAGTAGATAATCCAACGGCTCCTTTACAAGACGCGGACCACGATTTTTTATATGATAGTGAAGGCGAAATACAGGTTGCTGCTAAATCAACTGCAATTACTAGATTTCAAGACCCTAATAACCCAGCCAATAGAACAAGGTCTTTAGAAGATAATTATAACTATGATGATGACGACTTTCCTTATCTTAATAAAAGATACGGAAGCAATCCAGAAGATATGTCTGGAGCTGGTACATTTTTTATAGACAACGAAGCTGGCGTAATATTTTTTGATAGTACTTTTAGCGGAAGACCTGATAACCTAATCATTTTAGACTATATTTCTGATGGCATTGCAGACAATGGGGACCTATCTAAAGTATATGTTCCAAAGCTTGCTGAGGATGCTTTATATGCTTACATGTTATATAATTTATCAAAGCTAAGACCATCAACAGTGCAGTTAGCGCCTTTATATAAAAAAGAAGCTAGCTCTAAAATGAGAAATGCAAAAATAAGACTTTCAAATTATAAATCCGAAGAAATGGCACAAGTGCTGCGAGGCAAAGCTAAATGGATTAAACATTAAATAAAATTAAATGGCAGAAAGCAAAAGAACGTTCCAAGCCGCGAGAATGGACAAAGATGTAGATGACAGGTTATTAAAACAAGGCCAATATAGAGACGGCCTTAATATATCTGTTGACACATCTGAAGACGCCAATGTAGGCGCTGTTGAAAATTTAAAGGGTAACGAGCTAATAGCTAATCAAAACATATACGGCTTATCTGCCGCTTCAAATCCTAATGCTAAGGTTGTGGGCTCTTACGCTCACCCGGAGGAAGAAAAAATATATTATTTTGTTACTGGCGACGTTGCTGACGGAATATTCGAATATGATATAATTAATAATTCTATAAGTACTATAGTAATAGATAGCTCAAATTTATCAGTTGCTAATAATACAGAATTAAATTTTTCTACAGCATCACCTAGCGCTTCAATAGCACAAGATGGAACAATATTTGTAAACTCTAAAATTGGAAACCCAAAAGCAATAACAACAAAATTTGCTCCAAATACAACAGGGTCTTCAATTAATAAAGATGTATCTATAAATATTGAAGTGCCAAATGCATACAAAAATAGCAATGATTCTATAACAGGAAGTGTTACGGCCTCTCAACCTACTATAACCGCGCCTGAGGTTATTACAGAAGATATAAAAACCGTAGCAAATACAACTGCTACTATTGCTGGCTCTTTAACTAATAATAGTGTTAACGTTACCGTGCAGGGGTTTTACTATGGATATAAAACAGACGGCAGTGCTTTAACATTATCAGAATTAAAAACGGGTGGAGCTGGTATAACTAATAATACTGTTTCTAGCTCTTCAATAAAAAATAATTTTACAGCTGACATAACGGGACTTGTTGCTGATAAACAAATTAGTTACGCAGCTTTTGCTACTAATTCTATTGGAACAACAGACGGCGAAGTTAAAAGCTTTACAACTACAAATACAGCTTTTTCAATAACAAGCTTAGGATTTGTTAATTCTAATGTTGTAAATACAGGAGGAATTGAAAACTTTTCAGTATCTGGAACTTCAGGTGCTACGTACACTTTGACCGGGTCTGTTGGAGCAACAGCACCAGCTGGAACCCATACAATAGATGGATCAGGAACAGCTACACATAATATAACAATAAGTGCGCAGGGTACAGGAGATCCATTGCGTTTTCCAAGAGTAGATGTTGCAACAGTAGGGTCAACAGTATTTTTACCTTCTAACCTACAAGCTTTTGATACAATTGAGCAAGCGGCCGGTACAGCCCAAACATACAACTACTCATTGACCCCATCGGCATCTATAGGTAATTCAACATTAAAACAAACAGCTCTTTCTACTGGAAATGCTTATACAGGGCTTGCGACAACACAAACAGCTGGATATTCAGCAACAGAAACATTTTATATATTTCCCGATGCAGGCTACGAATTTGCTGATGCTTCTTCTGTTTCTGTAACAGGGCTACCCGCATGGGCTAGCGCTAGCATTTCACAAAATACAAATGGAGATAATCATACGTATATACAAGTAGATATAGCTATATCTAATACACCTACCAATGATGATAGTGTAACTTATAATATAGCCGCGACTCCTACGCAGGTAGTTACTACTTGGTCTGCTGGTTTATGGACAGCTTCTACAAATCCTTCGGCAGCTATTAGTCCAACATCGGATAGCTCAATAAGTTTTACTGGTACTGGCACTAAAACTGCTTCTGATACAATTACAGTAACAGATAGTGGTAAATATATTTCCAGTGTTAACTCTACTACTAAAAATGCAACATATGGCGGTAATCTAATAACTGTAAGTTATTCAGGTATTCCCACTAGTGCGGGTGGTAGTTTAACAGCAAGTTTCAGTATAGCTATTCCTGCAGATCAAAGGAAAAGTATTACATATTCCAACGCCCCAGTAGCTATTAGTTTAGCAGGTGCTACAGCGGCAAATAATCACACTTTAACATTTAATAGTGTTGGAAGCAATTTTGTAGCCGGCGTTGGAGCGTCGCTTCTAACTAGCTATACTTGGAGTATTGCTCCGGGCTCAACACAGCAAATTTCTGTTAATGTTCAACCCGATGATGGATATAAGCTTACGGATGCAAATGCTTCTAGCGCAACAAACCTTCCTAGTTGGGTTACTTTAGTGAGCGAAACAGTAACTGATTACGGTATTTATAGCTCTATTCAATACGTCTTTAATATTACAGGGCAAAGTAGTGCAGTTAGTGGGTCAATAGACTTTAATGCGTCACCTACAGCCGCCACAATGACTTGGAGTAATAAACTAGCTGTAGCTTCTTCATCCTCTTATACAGGATCAACAAGCGTAATAGATGATGGAACTGCGTATGTTCATACTGGGCCTACGGGTAGTAAAACTGTAAAATTTACTTACAGTGGACTAGCCCCAAGTTCAGTAGATTACAGTGAGCCTTATAGCCAAACTGGTACTTTCGCAAGTTCATTAAGCAATGGGGGTATAACTATATATCCAACAAATGATCCTACATACCCAAGCCAAATATGGTGTAATATACTTATAGACAACAATTATAATAATGATGTTACAACAACGTCTAATTTTGCGCCAGTTAGGCTAACGTTAAATGATTAATAAAAAAATATGCCAAGTAATATACTAAATTTTAGTTCAAACAGATTAATTACAGGAATTAATGTAATTGATGGTATGCTATTTTTTACCGACAACGAAAACGAGCCTAAAAAAATTAATATTGAAAAATTTAAAGGCAACTTTGAGGGGGTTGAGGTAGATCATTCTTCAGGAACTACACATATTTACGGTAGACAAATAAGGGAAGGCGATATAACGGTTGTTAAAGACCATCCCATTACTTCAATGACTACTCAAAAGTTTGATGAAGCATTTGGAACTGGGGCTAACGATTTAACTACCGATAGTGTTAGTAAAAGTAAAACTGACGGTATAGATAAAAATGGAAATAAAATAACAAACCCGAGCGAGGGCCATGCGGATATTAGTATTGATGCACATAGTACTTCAAACACGTCTTTTACAGGAAGATTATTATTAAACGAAGGGCAACTTGTAGAAGGCGGATTTATTTGGTCCGCTACAGAAGATACCATAGAAGGACTTATAAATGGTATTGGATCTTCTTCAGTAGAAATTACAAGTAAAAATATAGAATTAGGCGGCGGCATAGCTATCATACAAGAAAGTATACAATCTACTAATTCTTCTGGAGGAAACTATAATGCAACTTTGTCTACTGGCGAAATTTTTGTTGTTTCTTTTGGTAAGAAAAAAGGTAATTCAAAAAGATTTTATAGCAATATTGCAAAATCTAAAATATTAAATAATGCTGTGGCGGGTACTGCTCCTTCAGATTTAACATCTTCTGACCCAATAATAGTTGATAACAAAATAAAAATTGATTCTATTTTAAATAATGATGGAGACAGCAAAATAGTAAACTCTGGGTTATATATTTCTGAAGGCAGAATTAATGACAATGAAGCTGCCCCTACTGTGCAAGATTTATTAGATGAAGGAAATTTTATTTCATCAACATTTGACCAAGGAACAGGAAAGTTAATTTCTAGTTTTGAAGCGGTACCAAATTTAATTTATTACTATGTTCCTTTTGCAACAAATAAAAATGGCACTGTATATGGTAATAACTTATCACTTTCAGACACGGTAACAAGTAAAGTACAAAATAGAACTAAACCAACAGCTCCTGTAAATACTTTAAATGTAACAGAGCATACTAACACTTCGGCCATTTTAAGAGGCTATTCAAATGGCAATAATTATTTAAACCCACTTGGGTATGCTGAAATAACTGAATTAGGTTTTTATTTTAGTAGCAATGAATCCATAAAAGAAGATATAATTACAAAGTCTTTTACAAATGGTGTATCTACTGATGGTAAAACATTTAAGGTTAGCGTTACTGATGATTATGACAAAGGTGGAATATTCAGCTTAAATACAGCTTCATATTTAACTATTAAAGAAGGCGAAGAATTAAATTTTATTGCTTATAATATTTCTGGCGGAACAGAATCATGCGGAAATTTAGAAAAATTTAAAAAACCCGAATATACAGAAGAGCCTTTATTTAATGTATTTAAAGCTGAATGGAATTTTCCTTCAACATATAATTTGTCTACATCGGGTACAGAAAATATTGAAGTAACTGCAGAATTTGATATAATTGGTAAACCTAATAAAAATAATACCAATATAGTAGACGCGGGCATAATAATTTCAAAGCCAATAACAAAAGCTGAAATTGAAAAATCAGAAAATGGAGTATGGGTAGATATTCCTTCAATAGTTAATCCTAATAATTCATTTACTTTAACTATACCAAAATCAGATTTTACTTTTACCGCTAACGTAGGTGACCCTGATATAGGAAGGTATACAACCACAAACCCTATAATTGTACCCGCTATAACTACAGAAGAATATTACAATCTTATAGAAGAAGGGATTAAAATTTCATCTTCTAACTTTAGAATGGTGGCTTATATTATTGGAGAAAATGAAGTTACTTATTATTCCCAGCCTTTCGGCGATCTAAGAAACGATAATGTTAACCCAGATACTAAGCCTAAATTAATTAAACCATTAGTGGGTGGCCCAAAAATAGTAAATTCAAACAGCAATAATGAATTTATTACTGTTAAAGAAGACGATAATTTTACTATTGTTTGCGAAATAAGTAATACCGGAAAAAGAATTGTTGAGGTTGGGGCTTATGTTTCTACAACGCCCCCACCTTCTATAAACATTTTACCAGACGGTAGAAGTACTGATTTAGACGCTTGGGCAGCAGGAGCTACTAAACATTTGGCTACAGAATCTGTTTCAACAATAAATGCGCATATAGATCAAAATACCAATGATTTTTTAGATATTACAATACCTTGTACTGGAAAGACAGCTGAAACTACATATTATGTAGCCGTATTTGCAAAACCAGAACAGACGTTATCAACAACTGCTAATTCTAAAGTGGTAGACGGAGGTGAGCCTTTTATTAATTTACTAAATGGAACTAAGTGGGCAACGCCAAAAAGAGTTGATACACCTGCCAATTTAAGCGCGGTAGATGTAGATCCAATACTTACTATAATAGATGATAACATAGAATCTACATTAACAAAAACAAGTGTTTCTGTAAAATGTAAAGCTGAAAAACCCTCTTTAAATTATTCTATTACAGAAATAGGTGTTTATTTAAAGCCCGCCTCTGAATTTCCAAATCCATTTTCAGATCAATCAGGTAATGCTGCTACTATGGCAAGCGCAACAAATAGAATTGAAAAGAAATTAGATTTAACAAATACTAAAGAAAACGGTAAAAATGAAGAAATTAATTTTACTGCAAATGTAACTGGAATTACAACAGTAGAATATTACGCTTCTACGTTTGTTAAAACTAATACAAACGGTAATATACAAACATTTATATCGCCATATATTTCTATAGATAATACACCCAACACTTTATTATTACCAACAAATTACACTAAAAGATTTACTCTGGCAATAGGCGATGCTGTGTACTCAGGACCCATCTCCCTTACGGTTTCCGGAGGGGCAGCCTGGTCTGGAGGTACTAAACCAGAAATAATTAATCACGGCTTTTATTTTTTAGAAAATCAGTCTTTGCAAGAGCCGTCTAGTGCCGCGGAGTTTATGGAAGAATATGATTCCCCAAGTGTAGGCACAACAAAATATAACGTAACTATAAGTGGGGAGCCGTATATGAGAAGTTCTGGGCGTGAGGTTTTTACATTGTGGAATGCGAATTTACCTTTTAATATAGATTTTCCAACAGACAACGCAAATAAAAAATATTATGTTGTAGCTTTTTATGAAACAGTTGACAACTTTTTTGGAATTTCATTTGCTGGTGCTCTTAGAACAGTAAACCCAACAGAATATTCCAGCTCTGGGCGTATTGCTTTAGACTTAGTAAATATAAAACAAATAGAATATCGTAATAATAATGTTTATTCTTTTAGGGAAACAGGGCTTGGTTATGACTTAATTACCAACTCTTCTAATCCTGAAGCAGGAAAATGGTATGAATACGTTGATATAGATGTTAAAACTTCTATTGGTAAAGAATGGGAATTTGTGGGGACCTTTAGCCTTCATGATAATAGAATTGCCGGTTCAATCCCAGCGTCAGACACTTGGCCAGCCCCAATTATAAGAAATGGCAATACATTAAGAGTGTATACGCCTAAAAATAATCCTCCGTCTCAAAAAACCTATTTGATCATTAGTGTGGTAACGCCCGAGGGTGAGCCGCTCGAAGTCGGAGACGCAATATATACCGATGCTATTCGTGGTCACACCACACGTGTTAACTTAATATGGAGACAAGCGTAAAAAACAATAAATGGCAGAAAAAGTAAAACCTTTTGAAAAAATATTTCCTTATATAAGCTATAGGTGGAAATATGATGATGGCGAATATTCGCCTTACGCCCCGTTTACGGAGGTACAGTTTATTTCTAAGCCTATAGAATCAATAAACGATAGATACGAAAAAGGTTTTAACGTATTTATGGTTAATGATGTAGAAAACATTGTGCTCAATAATATACCAAAAGGTAGAGAAGATGTTATTGCTGTGGACATATTATACACAGAATCAATATCCTCTACAGTATATATATTAAAAACTATAGAAATTGACCCAGCTGATAGAGGCAACGGATTTTTAAATGGTATTATAATATCTAAAAGATCTTTTGGTATAGCTTTACCTGATTCTGAATTAACTAGACAATTTGATGCTGTTCCTTTAAAGGCTAAATCACAAGAGTTCACAGCTAATAGATTAATATACGGTAACTATGTTACTAAATTTAATCAAGGCAAAAATGATTTAGGTGGTGATGGTTTAAAAATAAAAGTTGATACTATAGGTGTTATTGACCCAACGTCTGGGCCTTCTGTAAAAACAAACAGAACTTACGACGTAGGAGTTGTTTATATGGACAAATACGGAAGACAAGGAGGATTACTATCTCAAAAAGTGGGTAATAACTCTGACAATTCTTCTTTAATTAAAACAGATTTTACCTACGATTCTAGAGTAAAATTAACAGCTAAAATAAACAGTAATGCTCCGTCTTGGGCTTCAAGTTATAAATATTATATAAAAGACGTTTCTACAGATTTTTATAATATGACAGCTTTTAATAGTTATTTAGATGGCGATCCTGGAGATACTGAGGCTGCTAATATTTATTTGCAATTTGATTCTAAAGATAGAAACAAAATAACAGAAGACTCTTTTTTAATACCTAAAAGAGATGGGTTTGCCGCATCGGCAGGAAATGTTATAACAGAGCTTTCAAGAATACCAGTACTAGATATTGAAAACGAAGCTCCTGATATTGTTAAGGCTCAAGTTATAGAAAGAACTGCAATTAAAAAGTTTACAATAAGAGATGATAAAGCACAAATAATTACTAGTTATACTGATTTAAGTAATGCACTTACCCCTGTTAATCCCAATACTGCTAACAACCAGGTATTTTATATAAAAGATTCTTTAGGAGTTACATGGGACACTCAGTATATAATAACACAACTTAATCAATATATAACATCTCAAAGTGGTTCAACAACTTTTGATTCTAAAGAAAGCCCATATACCTCTTTGCAGACTATTGATTTTACAGGTTTTAATGAAAGATTAGCTTTACAATTTGTTCAAGTAGACGGTATAGAAAGTAAAAAAATTCTTATTGATGAAATGGAATTTGGTACAGGTGGTGACGTTGAACAACGAAACATTTTTAAAATCACTTTATCTAATCAAATTAATGACAACGATGAAGTAATTTTTACAAAAGGTATTGATGTTGCACCAGCTGGTGGTTGGAATTTTCAAACAGATGTAGATATAAAGTTTTTTAAACTAGGGCTATCTGAAGCGGGGCAAAAAAAATTAAAAGGTTCTTTTTTCGTTAAAGTCCCAAGGAAAACAAGTATTACATCATTTCCAAATTTGCCCACGGGGCAAACAGAGTTAGATGAAGAAGGAGAGCTTGAAACATTAAAGTTTTTTGATTTTGAAACAGAGCAAGGGGACGATTCTAATCTTAATCTGTATTGGGAAACTTCAAGTGTATTTCCTTTAGCGGACCATGGGTTAACTAACATACTTGATTGGTCTAATTGCATTGCTACTGTTGGCGGCTCTAATAATAAAATATATTTAGAATCTGTTAATATACAAGATAAATTTAACTCTACGTCTTTAGTGAAAGGTATCAGAGTTAATACGCCAGAAGCTAATTATTCAGAAGAACATCGTAAATATGGATTAATATTTTCTGGTTTATATAATTCTAGAACAGGAATTAATGAATTAAATAAATTTAATTTAGCCGATGGTATTACTAAAGAGCTAGAACCTAATTACGGAAGTATACAAAAGTTACATGCTCTTGATACTAATTTATTAGCTTTTTGTGAAGACAAAGTGTTTAAAATATTAGCAGACAAAGATGCATTATTTAATGCAGATGAAGGTGTTAATGTTACAGCTACTAATTTAGTCTTAGGGCAAGCGATGTCATTCCAAGGAGAGTATGGTATAAGTATACACCCTGAGTCTTTTGCTACATTTGGTAATAATATATATTTTACAGATGCAAAACGAGGAGTAGCTATGCAGCTAACGCCTGCTAACGGCCAGTTATTTCCTATTAGCTCTATTGGAATGTCAAACTTTTTTAGAGATAGAATTGGTACGGCTACAAAGCTTATAGGTGCTTATGATGGAGCTAAAAAGCTTTATGTAGTATCATTGCAAGGATATGACTTTAATAGTGCCTCTATTGGCTCTGAAACAATTCCTTCAGAGGATGGGAACCTAACTTTAGGCTATAGTTTAAAAGGCCAAAGCTGGACTAGCCGATACTCATTTATACCAGAATCCGGTGTAACTGTAAATAATAAATTTTATACTTTTAAAAATGGTAAAATTTATTTACACAATTCTGATACTGCCGATAGAAATAACTTTTATGGAGTACAATATAATTCTGAGGTAGAAATTATATTCAACGATAATCCTACATATATTTCAGACTTTTTATCAATTAACTATGAAGGAAGCCAAGATTGGGAAATTGTTAATATATTAGCTGACCAAGAAGAAAATGTTGTAACAGACGCTAGGTTAATGGATGACTTATGGTTTTTTAAAGAAGGTAAATACCATGCTGCAATTGTAGGTACGGTACCTGTTTTTATTGTAGAACCTGGGTCTAGTCCTAATGCAGACGGTTTTTATCCTTTAATACAAGACAGTAATAATACACAGGATGTAGCTGGGGTAAAAGGATTCTTTGCCAAAGTAAGGCTTAAAAACCCAGACACTGACAAACGAGAATTATTTGCAGTAACAACAGAATATTATATCAGTCAAACTTAAAATAAATAAATAGAATATGGCATTACCAATAATGGGTATAATCGGTGGCGCAACACAAATTGCAGGCTCTTTGATTGGCGGCGGTAGAAGGCGCAGAGAAGCTAGAGCTGCAGCTGCGGAATTTGAGGCTCAGCAACAAGCGTTTAAAGACTTTCAATTTGAAAATCAATACGCTGGTTTAGAAAATGTTTTTGAAGACGCGACTGTTAATCAACAGGCTGCACAATTTCAAGGCCAACAAACTGATGCAGCGTTGGCTCAAGCTTTACAAGCTGCTACTGTTTCTGGCGGAGCGCCAGGCGGTGCACAGGCTATAGCTCAAGCTGCTTTACAATCTAAAGCTGGTATATCCGCTGATATTGCAAGGCAAGAGCAGACTAATCAAGCTAGAAGAATGCAGCAAGAAGCAAGACTGCAACAAATGGAAGCTCAAGGTGCTGATGTTATGCAACAAAGGCAATACGGAAGACAACAACAACTTTTAAATTTAGCGGCAGCGAGAAGAAATGCAGCTGACCAAGCTAGGGCTCAAGCTACAGCATCTTTGGTTGGGGGTATTGGAAGTACTATTGGTGGCGTTGGAGCAGGTTTAGAATCAGGTAATTTCGGTTTTAAAAAGCAATAAAATATGAGAGATTTATTAAATTATAAAGCTATAGCTTCCGCAGGCCAACCTGTAGATTTAACCGGTGAAGCTATTGTGCAATTAGGTGCTTTATTAACTCAAATGGATTTTAGCTCTGAAGAAAGTGAAGGAGATGCTAGCAATGTTATAGATTCCGGGGGTTTGGGTGGAGAAAAAAAACCTTCAATAGATGAAAAAGACTATTCTGGTTTTGGAGACGTATATGCTAATATGGCAAAATTAGTTAATACTGATCTGTCAGGGAAAGGAATATTTACCAAAGCACCTCCCACTAATATTAATAACAAAGTTACAAAGCAGAGGGCGCAAGATTTTGGCATAAGTATGACAGAGTTAACAAACATTCCTACAGAAATTAAAATTCCGGTTGAACAAACAGGAACAGTATCGCCGACCACATTAGGAATTAGTGCTGTTCAAAGATTAAACCCAGAGGTATTAAAAGCTATAGATTCTTTAAGATATAAAAATAAAGGCGATGAAGATACCCCGTTGCGAAGAGTTATACATGCTGCTCAATCACCTTTTTTACAAACCGAAGGCGTTGACTATAGACAACTAAAAAGAGCAGTAATCCCTGAATACGCAAAAGGTAGATTAGGCGCAGCAGCAGCTGAAGGATTTAATTTAGTTATAGATAAATATAATTATGATCAGGCTGTAAAAGCAGATTATGAGCAAGAGCTTGATGATGAAATGGGTTCTTTAAATGTTGAAGCAGATTTCGTGTCTGATGAAGCCAGGCAGAATTACTTAGCTTTAGGCATGGAAAAAAAGAAAAGACTAGCTGATGCATTTAATCAATATGCCAATGGAGATATAAGTAAGTTAGATTATAATAATATAAAATCTACTTTAGAGTCAGAAATAAAATCAGCTGCAGCAGCCAGAACTAATTTAACAAAGTTAAGAGCTGAATATTTAGAAAACAAAGGTACATATGATATAGATGCTTCTGATAAAGAAATGGTTGATTTTTATAATACACTTGAAAAGAATCCTGAAGCTTTATCTATAAAAAATATAAATGGAGTAGATTATGTCAGCGGCAAAACACGTGGAAATGCATTAATAAAAGTTCCAGTTTCTAAAATAGCAAATGGCACGGCAGGATTTAGACTTGTTGAAAACGCAAGTTTAGCTCCTATTATGGCCGGCGCTGAAAAGCTTATTAATAAATATCAACAAGATACTAAAACTAAATTTGGTTTTGGTAGAGCAACAGCATCGCCAGAAAAAGCTAAAGAAATAGGCACAGCTTATATTAAAAATAGTTTAGCTGCAGATGAAAATAAACTTAGATCTTATATGGCTAAGTTAGGTGTTGATCATACATTATATCAAGAGTTTGTAAAAGCAGATGGTGCAATTACAGATGAAATGTTAAATGATGCTGCTGAAGAGCTTTATGATCGTAATATTGGAAATGTTTATTTTCAACAAACACAAACAACTAGGTTTGCCACCCCTAAAACGGGGGCAACAACAGCTGGGGAAAGAACGCAAAAACAAATAGTTGACAAAATAAAATCATTAGGTGAATTAAACGAAACGAGCGTAAGCAAATATAATGATGCAATTCCCCCTAGCATGAAAGATAAAGGCTATAGAGTGGCTTATAAAGACGGAAAAGCTTATATAGTGCGGCAAGGCAAAAAAGGCGAAAAATCAAAAGGCACGCCATTTTCTATGGAGTCATACTCACAAATTTTAGGGACAAAACCTGGCGCATTGCCAATTTTAAATAAATAATAATGACAAAATACACTTTTAATAACGAAGAGTACACACTTGAACAAGTTCAAAGTGCCGCAGAACAAAGCGGGGTAGACATTGACACGTATATTAAAGAAGCTGGGATAACGGCGGCTTCGGAAGAATCAATTGATTTTGAAATAGACCCCGACCCCGTGGAAAAGCCAGCAACTCCTGTGGCGGAAACTGCACCTGCAGGAGTGGAGCCCGTAGATACGGATTTGCAGTTGGAAGATGGTTTTTTGGAATTTCAAAAGCCTGAAGAATTTGATGTTTCTGTATTACCTGAAACAGCCCCTAAAGCAACAGAAGAAGAAATAAAAGCTTATGAAGAATCTGTTAGGCTAGATAAAGAAGCTATGTTTGAAGGGGAGCTAAGAAGAATTCAAGAGCAACGTAAACTTCCAGAAGAAATGACTGCCACTGAAAAAATGGCGCAGTCAATGGAAAATATGTATCTTAGAATACAAAATATATTTCCAAAAGTTAATTTATCTAGCGGCATAGTATATAGAAAAATATTTGGTGATGAAAATGTAGATAAATTTGTTAATGCTGTTGGGGAAGATACTTTTTGGACAGAAGGCTTAACTGAAAAAGAAACTGTTGATGCTGCAAGAATTATAGAGCTAAACCAACAAAAAATGGGGCCTACCGGAGAGGTTATTAAAGGCTTTAAAAATGCTGATGCCGCTGAAGTTTTAGCCGGCACAGTAAATGCTGGAACCGCTTTAATACCTTCAATGTTAGAAATAATGGCTGGCGGGGGTACTTCTGCTATTTTATTAGCCGATTTTTTTGCCGATTCTTACAAAACAATAAATACAGAAAAAGCTAAATCAGAAGGAAAAACACTAGAACAGTTAATACAAGACGGAGAGGACGAAACTTTAGCACCTGCCATTTATTCTACGGCAATGTCCACTCTTGAAAAAATTGGTTTTGATAAAATAGCTGGTGCTGCAACAAAAAAATTAACTGGGCCGGTTATTAAAAAGCTAGGAAATTTTATAGGAGCTGGGTCTGCAGAAATGACTACTGAGGTACTGCAAACTTCTTTAGAAAAATCTCAAGAAGAATATGGTAAAACTGGGTCTGTAAATGATGCAGCAGATGCTTTCGTAGAAGCATTAGATGATCAAGAAACTTGGGAAGCCGGTGTTCAAGGTTTTATTGGTGGCGCAGGTTTTAGTGGTGTTGGCAATAAAGACGTGCGAAAAGCAATTTCTTCTTTAAGAGCACCTGTTGATTATAAAGCAATAGAAACAGACATTGAAAAGCTTTCAAAATTAAATAATGATTTAGCAAAAGCAAAAGATCCGGAAGTAATAAACGGAATTAAAAATAATATTAATGAAATAAAACAAAATCTTTCAGATAGAATAGTAAAAGGAAATTCTATAGTAGAATTATTTTCTAAAAAGGATATTGACGAAATAAACAATATGACGGATCTTGCTAAAATGCAAGTAACACGGGTAAAAAATTTAGAAAATAAGTTAAGTAAAGGAGAAATAACCATAGAAGAGTACAATTCTGCTGTAGACGGGTATAAAAGTTCTTTTATTGAAGCTAAAAATAGAATCAAAGGAATTGTTGAAGAAGTTTCTGAAGCAGTCCCTGAAGATGTAGCAGCTAGAACTGTTAAAAATGCAAATGAAATAAATGATGCATATAAAAAAGATTCTAGCGATAAAACATTTTATGATGTAGTCTTGCCTAATATGCAAGATTTATTAACCAGCATAACAAACAGAAAATTTAGAGAAAACCCTGAGTTTGGGGAGGGAGCTATAAAAAAAGAAGATTTTATACGAGATTTAATATTCGGAACAGAAAGAAACAAAGCATCTTCTTTATACGGATTGTATAAAAGCTTTGATCCTACTCAAGATCAATTATTAACAACTTGGATTACAAAAAATTTAGAAAATAGGTCTAAAAGAATTGTTGATGAAAGATTAGGTAAGCAAGCTACTGTAGGTGGGGTGAGTATTGATACAGAGCAAGCTCAAGAAATTGAGGCTGAAGAAGTTGATATGCCGGCTGTTAAAGGCCCTAAATTTACAAAACGCTTAGGATTAAGCGATGAAATAATGAATAAAGCTCGCAATGCAGCTATAAAAGCATTGTCAACAGCTAAAGATGTAGATTCCAAAACTTTTACTACAGATTTAGTTAACTCTATTAATAACGAAATATTTGAAGACATACGTGCTTTAGTGCCAAAGCCAAAAGAGCGTGAAGCTTTTATGGAACAATTCGCTGGAACAATATGGGATGCAATACCGCAAAGTTCTTTAGCTAAAGCTACGCGTAATCAAACATTTCAAGAATGGAATTTAAAATCACCGACTAAGGAGGCTTTTGTAGATTATTTTTTAGGTAGAGATCAAGAGGGTTTAAAAGCTAGCACAATTAATGATCGTGTTAAAAAACAATTACCTCAATATTTGGCTAAAGCGGTTGGTGCAGAGTATGCTTCTGACTTGTTACAGAATGATCCTGAAGTACGCGAGCGATTTGCTTTAACACAAAAACAAGAAGTTGAGGAGACCGCTAAATCTATTGTAGAAAATGATGATTCAGAGTGGTTTGACTATAAGAAATTTCAAGAATCAACAGAGGTTTCAGAGGATGATGCAGAATCCCAAACTAAAGATTGGAATAAGCAATTGCCAGATAGTGAAAAAACTTTAATAATTGATAATAAAACTAATCAAGAGGACAAAGAAATATTTAAAGGCTGGGTAAAAAATGTAATGACTAAATATTTTCCAAAAGAATTCTTTTTTATAGCTAGATCTGGACATTTAACAAACTCTTCATCTAGAATGGCTTTTGCTAACAAAGAAAATGTTGCTCAAGAATTAGAGTCTTCAAAATTTGCTGAAGACACATCTGGGGTAAACTGGAATTTAGTTGGTAGAATTGATTACAAAGGATTAGGCCAACAAGCTAAGGTATATGTAAAAGGTTTATTTAAAGGCAAAAATAAAGCTGAAGTTACTTTATCAGATTTAAAAAAGAGCTTTAAAAAAATACAAGCTCAAGGGGTTGAAAACATGAAAACTCTCAAATTTGCAACTCAGCAATTTGCTAAAATGTATGCAGACGATAAAAGCACGGCTAAATTTATAGCTACATGGTATAAGTCCGCATCAAATAATCAAAATCATATTTTAAGATTTGCCGCTCCTTTAAAAGCATTTTCTAGAGATCTTTCTTCCGGCATGAGGGAGGAGCATACTATGCCAGCAAGTTTAGTTGGAAAATATTTATTTAATTCTATATTGAATGACGACGTAGATAATGCGTTTAAAAATGTAGAAAAAAATTATTTTCAGGTAGCTTTAGCTGTTAATGATGACAATAAATTAAAAGGTAAAGATTTCAACTATACCTCTAGAATGCCAAAAGGATGGAAGTTTACAGATAATACTTGGGCTCGTTATTTTAATGACTTGGTTAATAACAATAATGGAGGTATTGACCCTAATGGTATTGAATTTTTTGAAACAGGCAAAACAGTTGCTAAAACTTTTGGTGCTGAAGCAACAAACAAAACACCTGATGTTATAAATGCTCAGCAAAAAGTAATTCAAGAAAAAACTGAAGATAATATTGAAACTCTAATTGATAGAGCAATAGGTAAGCTAGAAGATTATTTGGGCCCAAAAGGAGCCCTACAGGCCAACTTTGCAGCTGTACCTATAAATATATTAATTGGAGGATTAAGAGCCACTAAACTAGCTTATAGAAGCTCTAAAAACCTTGCTAAAGCGCTTGAAGCTGGGTACAAAAAAGTACAAGACTATATGTCTCGGCAAGAGTGGTTAGATTTTGCTAAGCAAGCCGTAACTGAAGTTAAGAAAGAACCAACCGGCGCTACTATCGCATTAGCAATTGCAAATGAGAATGCTATAAAAAATGAGCAAGATAGAGTTAATAAGCTAAATACTTTAAATGAAGGCACAGCCAAAAAAATAAGAGTATTTGACTTTGATGATACTGTAGCTCGTTCTTCGTCAAAAGTGCTATACACAATGCCTGATGGCAAAACTGGTAGTTTAAACGCTACTGAATTTGCCGCAAAAAGCGATGACTTAAAAGCTAAAGGCGCTGAATTTAACTTTTCTCAGTTTAGTGAAGTTATAGACGGAAAACCCGGGCCCTTTATTTTCTGTTGCTCAAAGAATTGCTAAAGCAAGAGGCAATGAAGACTTGTACATATTAACAGCAAGACCTGCTGATGCTAAATTTGCTATTAAAGAATTTTTAGACGCATTAGGTTTAGATTTTAAACTTGACAATATTGTTGGACTTGGCGACGGATCTGCAAAAGCTAAGGCGGATTGGATGTTGCAAAAAGCAGAACAAGAAGGCTTTTAATGATTTTTACTTTGCAGATGATGCTATTAAAAATGTAAAAGCCGTAAAAGATGCTTTAAAAACAATAGACGGCAAGGTAAAAGTTCAGCAAGCAAAATTAGCTGAAGACAATAAAAACAAATCTTCTAAGCAAATAAATGAAGAATTAAACAAACTCGACGAGCAAAAAAGAAAAGAAAAGCAAGCGGATGGTTTAGAAAGAAACTTTAGAAGAATACTTAATATACAAAAGCAAAAAGGCAAAAGACCATCTAAATGGTTTATTCCTTCTAATGCTGAAGATATAAAAGGTTTACTGTATGCTTTCTTACCTGATGGCAAAGAAGGCGTATTGGCTAAAAAGTTTTTTAATTCAACTATATTAAAGCCATATTCTGAAGGTGTAGCAGCTGGTGAAGCTGAAATACTTCAACTATCGAAAAGATTTGTTGAGCTAAAAAATAATAGCAAAATAAATTTAGAAGAAAATGTTGAAGGAACACCTTATACTATTGGTGATGCTATAAAAGTTTATAATTGGAATAAAGCCGATATTGAAGTTGATATTCTTAAGCAAGAATACTTAGACAGAATGATAGGCGCGGTAGAAGCAAATCCTGAAGCTAAATATATGGCGGAAGAAATTGCAGATAATTATGACATTGAATACGATAAAAACTGGAGAAGCATACCTTTTAATAAATCTATTTACGATGCAATCAACAAAGGTTCTAGAACACGTCATTTAGAAACTTTTTCTGATAATGTAGATGCAATATTTAATAAAGATAATCTGCAAGAAATAGAAAATGTTTTTGGCAAAAAGTATGTTCAAGCATTACGTAACAGTTTAAAACGTATGCAAACAGGTAGGAATAGAATTTCAACGGATGCACAATCTAATAACTTTTTAAATTGGATTAATAGATCTGTTGCCACAACAATGTTCTTTAATACTAGATCTGCTGCATTACAGCTTTTATCTTCTTTAAACTTTATTGGGCAAGATAATAATAATTTATTTCAAGCCACAGCAGCTTTTGCAAATCAAACGCAATGGCAAAAAGATTACAATACTTTATGGAATAGTGATTATTTATCAAATAGAAGAGAAGGCGCTAAGTTTGATGTTCTTGCTGATGAAATAGCCGAAAACCCTGATACATTTTTAAATAAACTTTTAAAGAAAGGGTTTTTACCAACTAGATATGCAGATAGTTTTGCTATTGCTTTAGGAGGTGCGGCTTTTTATAGGAATAGAGCTAATGCTTTAATGAAGCAAGGTATAACCGAGCAAGAAGCAGAATCACAAGCTTTAAAAGATTGGGTTGCTGCTGCAGAAGAATCTCAACAATCTTCTGATCCGGCTAGAATATCTGAAATACAAGCATCGTCAATTGGAAAAATAATTTATGCTTTTGCAAATACACCTTTTCAATATGCTCGTATATCTAAAAGAAAGTTGCAAGATGTAGCTTCCGGTAGATCTAAAGCTCAAGGTGGCATGAATCAAGTAAGAAAAGATTTGCAATCAGTATTTTACTATACTGTTGGACAAGCAATGTTGTTTAATGCTTTACAAGAGCGCATTGTTCGCATCTTTCTTTAGTGATGACGAAGAAGATAAATTAGAAGAAAAAACAATTACAGCAATTGAAAGAGCTTTAACTTCTTATGCTAAATCTTTAGGCAATCCAGGCGCAGTTGTTGGTTCAATATATTCTGTTTTAGCGGAAGCTAATGAGCAAATAGAAAACAAAGGAAGAATTGATAATGCTTATAAGTTAGCTCTTGAAGCAACAGCAATATCTCCACCTCTTAACACTAAATTAAAAGATATTGTTGCTATTGGAAATATATATAAATATAACCATAAACAAATAGAGCAAGATCCTTTTGAGCCTAAATTAGATAACCCAGTATTAGAAATTACAGGTAATGCTGCTTCATTCGCAGGCTACCCATTAGATAGAGTAATTAGAAAAGCTCAAAATTTAGAGGCTGTATTAAATGAAGAAACTGATGCTTGGGAAAAACTATTCTTAACATTAGGTTGGAGTAAATGGGAATTAGGTATTGATGATAAACCTAAAAAAGGTTTTGATGTTGATTCTAAAGATTTTGAAATTGAAACTAATGATTTTGAAATTGATACGGAAGATTTTGAAATTAATACAGAAGATTTTGAAATTGAAGATTCAGCTTTAAATAAGTTAGACAACGGCATAGCCGGAAGAGCAAACAACGATGGAACTATAGAGATAGACCCTAACCTATCTCCTGTTGAACGTGCGAAAAACTATTGCTCATGAAGAGCAACACATGAAAGATATGAAAGCTGGAAAGCTTAATTATGATGATAATTATGTGTATTGGAATGACAGTAAGTATGAGCGCAAAAATGGCAAGATTATTTATAAAGGGAAATCTTATATAGAAGGCCATCCTAGTTTACCTTGGGAAAAGAAAGCATATAATGCTGAACCGAGTACCAAAGAGATTAAGCGTAAAAAGTTATATGCTTAAACAAAAAAAAGGGGATGATACCAATTACGGCGTCATCCCCTTTAATTATTTAAAATGGTAATATTAAATTATCCATCGCAGCTTAAACAATCAGGATCCATAGCCGCTGCTGCTATATCTCCTCTTAATACAGATTCTGTACGTGTATAATACAAAGTTTTAATACCTCGTTTCCACGCTTCAATATGCACCTGATTCAACCATCTAGGTGGTGCTTCGGACGGAAATGCTAAGTTTAAACTTACAGACTGATCTATATAGTCTTGTCTTATGCCTGCTTGCTTAACTAGCTCCAGTTGATTTATTTCTTTGAATGTTTTAAATACATTCTTTACTGGTTCTCCTTCTCCTTCTTGAGTAAGTCTTCCTCCGTTATCGTAATGCCATCCATCAAGTTGTTTAATTCCTTGAACGGATCCACCATCTTCCAAAATTTTGTCCCAAGTTTCTTTATTGTTGATTCCAACTTTTCTTAATGCTTTTTCTAGTTCTTTATTTCTTCTAATAAACGTTCCTTTAGCGGATTGTTCTGTGAACACGTTGGCAGCCCAAGGCTCAATTCCTGGCGAAACATTACCAGAAAGTTTTGAGTTCGATACGGTTGGTGCAACAGCTCTTAAATGCGTATTGCGGAAGCCTGTACCGACACACCAAAGTGGTTCACCGTATGTTTCAGCCAACGCTCTTGAAGCTCTTTCTGTTTCAATTTTTATTTTGCTAAATATCTCGCGAGTTTTAAATTGAGCTAACAAACCCTCGAAGGCAATACCGTTTCTTTGTAGCAAACTATGCCAGCCCAGAACTCCCAGTCCCAGAGCCCGCCCCTTCACAGCTGACCTTACAGAATTTTCGAACCCCCGCATATTCTTTGCTCTCTGTATGAATTCTTCCAGGACACCGTCCAGGAACCAAGTAGCATCGTACACTAGATTTGTATTTTTCCATTCGTCGTATTTTTCTAAATTAAGTGATGATAAGCAGCAAACAAAACTATGTGATTCATCTGTATGTAGTGTTATCTCGCTACAGATATTAGTCATGTGTACCTTCAGGCTGTTTTTCTTATATGCTTCTGGATTAGACTTGTTCGTGTTGCCTTTAAAAAGGATATATGGCTCACCAGTTGCTTTACGCTTTTGGAGTAACTTCGCCCATCTTTGCCGAGCGTCTTGATCTCCCGCTTCAAGTCTTCGCATAAACTTATCGCCAACGACAGCACACTGGTGTAGGTTAAGAGATTGTCTATTGACGTCCCCTTTTGGTTCCCTAATTTCAATCCAATCGAGGAAGTCATCGTGTTCAATATTGATATTAACTGATGCAGCTCCTCTTCTAACGCTACCTTGGTTGGTTGCGAGTATAGTTGAGTCGTAGATTTTGCAAAAAGGGACAACGCCGTCTGAAGTTCCATTACCTGTTATTTTAGCACCGGCGGGACGAATCATATTAATTCCGATACCAACACCCCCGCCGTGTTTTGCTAGTAACATCATTTCTAAATTTTTAGCGCCTATGTCCTGTATACTATCTGCTACGTCAATACCAAAGCAACTGATAGGTAAACCCCGGTCTGTACCTGTATTAGACAGCACAGGAGACGCTAAACATAACCAACCCTGCCATATATACTCAAAAAACTTTTCGGCTAGTTCTGGCTTGTATAATCGCTTTGCGACTGCGTTGCAGACTCTCCAGTATGCATCCTTGGGGGATTCACCGTTAACCAAATATCCCCCGGATATAGTCTTTTTGTAAACTTCGGTATCTCCCCAGGCTGGGTAGTCTTCACCTTTTTTCCATTCATTATTCCACATTATAAATTGTATAAATAAATTAAGTAACCCAACGTTACGTTTAAATTAACTATTACTAAGTTCCATTGCTTAGCAACCCAAACCTGAGGCGTACACAGCAAACCGCCAAATATGTATGTTATAGCACCTATCTTTCCGTAAGAAAGTAAATAAGGCGACATCATTATAAAAGCAGCACCCATATACCCAAGCCTATTAGCTATTCTTTCTAAAGGACTGAGCTTACGTTCTTTAACTAATGCCCTTAACCACCTTTGACCAAAGCGCCATTCGCATTGCTTACAGGTTTTTTTGGTGCTTCTAAATTTGTCCTCACTTTTGTCCTTAAGACATTTATTACATATTCTCATCTTATTTTTTGGAATAACCAAGCTTTATTTGATCTGGGTTTGCAAACAACCATTGTTTCATTGCCTAAGTAATAACAAAGCCTATATCCATCTATAGTATCTTTTCTTACAATATGTAATTCTTTATCAATTATTTCAACAATTCCTTTTGACAATATTTTATTTTTTTTACTGCCACTGATAATTTTAAATCTTTCGAATGTGTTATCATAATCAATTTTTACGAACTCGCCCTCTTGGCTAGCCCATAACCCATATATTTCCGGGGATTGTGCAAATGAAATTGCACTAAATAAAATAAAAAATAATTTCTTCATAATTTACCAAATATCTTCAAAATCTTCTCCTTCGTTTGCTTTAGAATAATCTGTTGGTCTAACAGCGAAAAAATCAGTATGAGTATGCCCACCAGTAAGATGGTAGAACCAATCGAGATTTGCTGCTCCTTCTGCGTCAAATGCAAAGTACTGCCCGAGGTCGAAGTAACCAAGTTCTTGTAGCTTTTCGTTGAGACGTTTTCTAATGAATTGTTTGAGGTCATAGGCTTTAAGGTTTTCAATGTCTCCGAGTTCAAACATTTTATCAATATAATTTTCTTCTGCTTTAAGCATTGCTGTTGCCGCTGTAATAACATCATCTCTACATTCTTCTAATAAGTTAGGTATTTCTTCACACATATGATTAAACAACCTACACCCCATTTTACTGTGTAGAGATTCGTCTCTTACAGACCACTTCATTTGCTG